CTTGTCCCTCTCTTCCTTATCAAGTTACAGTAGTTCCTAATACTACTTATACTATAACTATAGGTGCAGGCGGAGCTGGCGGTGCCGGAGGTGCGGGTGCTACAGCAGCTTCAGGTGGTGCAACGGGCGTAGCTGGAACAGCTGGTGCAGTTGGAGCTGCATCAACATTTGGATCTTTAATATCATTTCAGCCAGGTTCTGGTGGAGCAGCTGGTACAGCTGGCGGCTTAGCCACAACAGGTCAAGGCGCAACTAATGGCTATGGCGTATTTGGAATGAATGTGGTTAGAGCTTCAGTAGACGGTGATGGCGGTTCTGCTAATGCCGTTGGCAAAGCTGGTGGAGTAGTAGTTGGTGCAATGTCTCCATTCTTTAGTAGCGGATCTGCCGGTACTGGTGGTGCAGCTGGCGGTACTGGTGGCGGCGGTGGTGGTGGTGGCAGTGATCCTCCTCCTGCAGCAGATGCAACAGGACCAAATGGTGGTAATGGCGGTAACGGAGGAGCTACAGGTACCGTAGGTGGTGCTGCAGCAACTGCACCTACAGCTATTTCAGGATCTGGAGGTTCAGGCGGAGGCGGTGGCGGTGGCGGCGGTCTTTTAGCTGCATTAGGAACTGCAGGTGGTGCAGGAGCTGCTGGTGCCGCAGGTTCAAATGGTCAAATTATAGTTGAATGGGTTGAGTAAGCAATGGCTAAATTAGTTAAAGCTACATTTACTTCTTCTGGATCATGGGTAGCGCCTGCGGGCGTTACTGAAGTAATTGTTTATGGCCGAGGAGGCACGGGCGGTGGCGGTGGCGGCGGAGGTGGCGGTGGCGGAAGTACTACAGCTGGAGCCGGTGGAGGAGCTGCTGGAGGATCTGGTGGTACTGCACCTTCTTTAGAATACTTTGCAACCGTAGTTCCGAATACTTCCTATACTATTACAATTGGAGCTGCAGGTACCGCAGGTTCAGGTGGAGCGGGTGCTACGGCAGCAGCCGGTGGAGCTGGTGGAGTTAATGGAACAGCTGGAACTAATGGTGGAGACTCTTCTTTTGGATCTCTTATTGTATTTAAAGGAACTACGGCTGGAGCTTTAGGTCCTAGAGGAACCTTATCAGGTGGCGGTTTAGCTGCTAGTCAAGGTGTTGGAGTTTTTGGAACTAATGGTGGAATGTCTGGAGCTGGTGGAGATGCTAATGTCGCTGGAGGAAAAGGAACTAGTGGGCCTACCTATGTAGGAGCAGCTTCGCCTTTCTTTACCGAAGCTGGTGCAGGCGGTGGTGGTACAGCTGGCGGAGCAGGTGGCGGCGGCGGTGGCGGCGGCTCTTGTCCAGGTGGAGCAGGAGATGCGGCCTCAAATGCTGGAGTAAATGGTGGTAATGGGGGAGCTTCAGGAGCTGCAGGTTCTGCTGGGACAGCTGCTACAGCCTCTACAGCGGGCTCAGGTGGCATTGGCGGCGGTGGTGGTGGCGGAGGCGGTACTTTAGCCGTTACAGGTAGTGCAGGTGGAGCAGGCGGCAATGGTAGTGCAGGAAGCGCAGGCCAGATAGTCGTGCAGTGGGTCGAATAAAATGGAAAAGTATTTCGCACTAATTAAAAAGCACATGGTGGAGAGTATTATTGTAGCAAATGACGCTTTTGCTAAAGAGCTATTATCCAAATATGATTATGTAGTTGATGTAACTAAACAACGTCCAACAGTAGGTGATAGCTATTATCCAGAGACTGACAGTTTTATTTCCAATACTACAGATTTTCATCATATTCCAGTAGATCTAGAAGCCGAGCATCTTCAAAAGGGCACTGAGGACTCCTTTGAACCTTTTAAACTATCTAAATATTCCGTAAGTTATGAAAATGGCGTAGTAACCATTGGATGTAAACAGTACTCTGCTCCAGGATTACTTGATTCTTTACATAAAGTTTTAATAGAAGACCATTCAACTGTAGCCTATTTCAATACAATGGGACCTAATCCAGGTCATGGTAAATTTGATATAACTTGGGAAGATGCTCAAGCTTTGTATGATGCTTTAATAAAGGTGAAATTCTAATGATTTTTGCTCAAATAAAAGATGATAAGATAGTTAATACAATTACTATTGACTCTGTAAACATTTTACCATTATTTCTTAATGATCCTATTACTAACGAACCTTTTGATTTTGTTTTACAAATAGACTTTGTTTATCCTCAACCGGGAATAGGTTGGACGTTTGATAGAATTAGATTTATACCACCTGAAGTTGTAGAAGTAGTTGAGGAACCCGAAGATGTCTGATATCCCAGCAGCCTACATAGCATATGGTGCAGCTAAAGTTGAAAATGCAAAAATAGGTTTTAATAAACTTATAGCTGAGTTTGCAGGAGAAAATGTAGTCAGACAGATTACAGCTGCTGGCAAAACTGAATTAATAGGAACTGCCGTAAAAGACGTATTATTCTGGGGAACTTCTGGATCTCTTTGGGAAGCTTATAAAGCAGTTGAGCATATAAAAATCACTCCAGAAATGGCACCTTTCTTGACCGAAGAAAAGAAGCAATTGTTTAAAAATAAACTAATAGAAATACTATCAAGCCTATGACTCAGCTTATTATTGGATTCTCTAAACCTAAATCAAAATGGGCATTCGGCGCTAAATCTATTATGTGGTTTGAGGGAACTCCGTATTCCCATGTGTACTTAAAATGGCATTCAACTAAGTATGATCGTGATCTTTTCTATGAAGCTAAAGGCAATGGCGTTAATTTTACTTCACCTATACATTTTAAAGAAGCCGTCCAAATAGTAGAAGAGTATAGTTTAGAAATTAGCGATGAAGCTAACATAAAAGTAATGCAATATGCTATTGATAATGCTCGTGCTAAATATGGTTATTGGCAACTTTTAGGTATAGTATTAGTAAAAGTAGGTAGAAAGCTTGGGCTTACCTTTAAGAATCCTTTAACTTCTGGAACTATATGTTCTGAACTTGCTGGAATTATCTTAGAGCATTGTCTAGACCTCGAAGTTCCCGATGATCTTGAAATGGCCGGACCTAAAGATATCAATGACTTTATCAAAACAGTAGGTACTAAACTCTAAACAAATATAGGTATATAAGTCTATCTCAATTATGAGACGACAAACTTAACTCTACTAAAGCGAGTTACAGGAGATACCTAACATGTCTGAAGCCCAAGCCCCAGCTGCGCCTGCAGCCCCTATTGCCGAAGGATCGGCACCCCAAACAGAAGAAATCGTAGATGATGGAGCAGACCTTCAAGAAGAAGGCAGTGCCCAAGCCGCAGCTCCAGCAGCTGAAGGCAAAGCTCCAGCTAAAGCCGTAGCTAAAGCTGCCGATAAAATGGACGCTGAAAAAGTACCAGGTACTAAAATGTACAAACTGGTAGTTGACGGTGAAGAAGAAGAAGTAACGGAAGCTCAACTAGTTACTATGGCCCAAAAAGCCAAAGGCGCGGATAAGAAGTTTTCAGAAAGCGCACAAATCCGAAAAGAAGCAGCACAACTAGTTAAGATGCTAAAAGATGATCCAGAAGCTATCTTGGCTGATCCAGCTATCCTAGGTAGTCATGAAAAGGTCTTAGAACTTGCTCAAAAGATCCTAGCTCGTAAGATTGAAGATGAGCAAAAGAGCCCAGAAGTTCTTAGAGCTGAAAAGGCTGAAAAAGAACTAGAGCAGTATCGTAAAGAGAAGAAAGATGAAGAAGATGCTCGTCAGGCTTCCGAATACGAAAAGATGGTAAAAGAACAAGAAGTTCAAATGGAAGAGCAGATTACGGAAGCTATTGGAGCTTCAGGTCTTCCTAAATCACCTCATATCCTTAAGCGTTTGACGGATGTTCTTATCAGTGCTCATGAAGGTAAGCGTGAAATTACACCTAAACAAGCTATGAATATTGTTAAGCGTGAATGGGAAAAGGAGCTTAAACAGCACTTTGACCTTTCGGCTGATGATGTTTTGGAACAGTTGCTTGGAGATGATAACATTAAGCGTCTAAGAAAGCGCCAACTAGCTAAAGTTAAAGCACAACAAGTCAGTCCTCCAGCGGCTATGCAAGCTCAAAGAACGCCTGCTACAGCCCCTAAAACTGAAGATAAGCCTAAGAAAGAGTCAATTAGGGATTGGCTTCGCGGTAAGTAACAAATCATTAATAAGGTATAGAGTTTGAGACTTTAGGGTCTTAGGCTCGTTACACTTAAGCGGCTCTGGATACGAAAGCTCCAGATACTTAATAAGATGTACGGGACTTGTCCAACTCGGACTAATACCAGAGTAACATAACATTAAGTAATTAATAAAAGGAAAATATAAAATAATATGGCAATTGTTTCACCTATTCAAAATACAGTAGCAACCCTCAACGGGTTGTTCAAAGAAAAATATGCAGATAAGGTCATGAACCTTATCCCCGATAACGTCTGTGTTCTTAACATGGTCGATTTCGTTGGTCAAGATAAAGTCACAGGCAACCTGTTCCACCAACCCGTGGTTCTTGGTTCTGAGCACGGCATGACCTACGGCGGTTCTGATGGTACAGCTTTCACGCTGAATGATGCTATCGCTGGTCAAGTCAAAGATGCTACCGTTCAAGGATATGAATTCTTGCTCCGTACTCAAATCAGTTATGCTGCGGCTTCGCGTTCTGCGTCAAGCTCGGCTGCTTTTGAGCGCGGCACTAAACTTATCGTTGCAAATATGATTCGTTCATTTGCAAAACGTCTTGAAGCTTGCTTGCTTTACGGTCAAAAAGAACTTGCTAAAGCAAATGGCGCTATGGTCTCGACCGCATTGACCATTGCTAAAGCTGATTGGGCTCCTGGTATCTGGGTCGGCGCTGAAAAGGGTATCGTTGATATCTATGACTCGACTCTTGCTACTCTCCGTGGAACGGCTCAGATCACTGGTGTCAATTTGGAAACTCGCGTCTTGACGCTTGATTCTAACATTGCTACTGTTGTTGCTGGCGACCGTATCTTCTGGAAGGGCGCTAAAGGTAATGAGTTCAAAGGTCTGCACTCGATCATGACGGAAACTTCGTCTTTGTTCGGAATCAGCCCCACGGCTTACAGCCTCTTTAAATCGGTTGAGTATGATGCCGGTGCTGCACAACTTTCCTTCTCCAAAATCCAATCGGCTATCGCTCGCGGTGTCGAAAAAGGTCTTGATGAAGACGTTGTTTGCTTGGTTAATCCTCGCACTTGGGCTAAACTGTTGACCGATCAAGCCGCTCTCCGTATGTATGATTCGTCGTACAGCACGAGCAAAGCTGAAAATGGTTCGCAATCGATCAAATTCTACGCTCAAAATGGCGTGGTTGAGATCCGTCCTTGCACATACATGAAAGAATCGCTTGCTATGATCGTTCCGCCTAAGGAATTGATGCGCGTCGGCTCGACCGATGTGACCTTCAATCTCCCTGGTCGTGAAGGTGGTCAAGAGAACTTCTTCCTCGAGTTGCAAAGTGCCTCAGGATATGAACTTCGTGCCTATTCTGATCAAGCCCTCTTTTGCCCTGCCCCCGCTAAACTCATAATTATCTATAACGTGGATAATGATGCTTAGTAGCTGATTTTACTAAGTAATTAGTAGAAATCCAACCCTCGTTACCTTAAGTGGTAGCGGGGGTTTTTCTTTTTAATGTGTTCCTTTTTTGGATAGACTTTTAATTGAGTGCTCCGCGCATTTTATTATCATACTTGCGTAATTCTAAAAAGAAAGTTAAATAAAAATCACTAACAAATAAAGGTAGACAATGAAGCCTTAAAATGTTAGGATTAGAGTATGAAGTACGCAACTTGTCATCCCGATAAACCCCATCATGCTAATGGTCTTTGCAAAAGCTGCCGACAAAAAGAAAGGCGAGCGACTCCTGAAGGCAAAGCTCAAATGGCTAAATTCAATAATAAGCCAGAACGAAAAGCTTACATGGCAGATTATGTCCAAACGGAAGTTGGTAGAAATTCTCATAATAAAGCAAGCCTTAAATATAATAAATCGGAACACGGTAAGCCTATAGCCAAAGCGGCAAGTGCTCGTTACAGAAAATCTGAAAAAGGGTTAGCATGGCAAGCTAATTATCAACAAACTGAAGAATTTAAAGCTAAATCTAGAGAAAATAGTAGCAATTTTGCTAAATCGGAATCTGGCAAAGCTTACATTAAACGATATCATAATGAACAATATGCAACTAACCCCCAGTTTAAACTAACAGTTACCTTAAGAAATCGACTTAGAGCGGCTATTAGAGGTAACTTTAAATCAGGTTCAGCTGTAGCTGACCTAGGCTGTACTATCGAATTCCTTAAACAATACTTAGAATCTCTATTCCAGCCTGGCATGACTTGGGAAAACTATACGATAGATGGTTGGCACATCGATCATATTAGGCCTTTGATTTCTTTCGACCTTACTAATCGTGAAGAACTACTTAAAGCTTGTCATTATACTAATTTACAGCCTTTATGGGCGGCTGATAATTTAGCTAAATCTGATAAAGTCTAAGTTACTCTATTCGAACAAATATAAGCATGTGGAAATGGCTAATAGATTTGCTCTTTAAACGCGCTACAAGCCCCACCATTGAACAAACGGAGAAGCTCATGTCAGATAGTACTCGCCACATTAATCAAGCAGGCCTAGACCTTATAAAGTCGTCAGAAGGTCTTAGACTTGAAGCCTACCCAGATCCAGGAACAGGGGCGTCCCCAATTACGATAGGCTATGGGACAACAGGTCCCGACATTAAGCTAGGGATGACTATATCTAAAGAACAAGCTGAAGAGTTCCTTAAACGTGATTGCGAGAAGTTTGAAAAACAAGTAAGTGAAATGGTGACAGTACCCATTAGTGATAATGCTTTTGCAGCCTTGGTATGTTTTACATATAATGTAGGCGCGGGTAGTCTTAAATCCTCAACGCTACTTAAACTACTGAATTCAGGAGCGCATCCAGAAGAAGTCGGCTCGCAATTTTTACGTTGGAATAAAGCTAATGGCAAAACTCTACCTGGATTAACTATCCGTAGACAAGCAGAAAAAGATCTATTCCTCACTCCCTAAGACGTGAACAAATATAGGATAGTAAGTACTTAGTCTGAAGGAGCTTCAATTTGTCTATCAATCTAGTTGTCGGTGGCGTAACCTATGCGTACCCCGAAACGAACTCAGAATTATGGGGCAATTCGGCAACTGACTGGGCTCAGGCCGTAACTCAACAACTTCAACAAGTTTCAGTAGTTGGCGACATCGGTCCTACTACATTAGTTACCGTAGTTAATAACCAAGCAACGCCTGCAAATGTCACTAATCTTCTTATGAATCCTGCTTTAATTCGAGCAGGTTTTGCTGAATATTACGTAGTTCGTACTACTGCTGGAACTGAAATCTCGGAAGCTGGAATGCTTTACTTACTTTATAACGATCTAGCTGCTACTTGGAGTATTGCAAATGTTGGAAATGCTGTCGGCAGTACCGGAGTTACTTTTTCAGTAAATAGTCTGGGTCAAGTTCAATATACTTCAACTAATATTCCGCTACAAACAAGTGGCAAACTTAAGTATCGTCTTAGAATCTTACAAAAAACATAACTGGAAAAATGAAGGTTAAATATAATGTCTAATAATAGTTTTCGAATAAAGAACTCAGCAGTACTAGTACCGGCTTCAAGCCCTACCCTTTCTGATCAGGGAGAATTAGCCTTTGATTCAGTTACAGATACTATAAAAGTACGTAATTCAGCATCAACTGACACTCTTGCCCAAATCGCAGCTACTCAAACTTTTACTAATAAATCTATCAATGCGGCTACTAATACAATCACTAATATTACAAATACTGAAGTTAGTGCATCGGCAGCTATCGCCTATTCAAAACTAGCACTATCCAATAGTATCGTAAATGCAGATATTAATACCTCAGCAGCTGTTGCTTATTCTAAACTAGCTTCAATGTCTACTGGCCAAATCCTTCTTGGTAATGCTGGTGTAGCTACAGCTACAACTCTCTCTGGAGATATTACAGTTAATGCTACTGGCATAACTGCAATTGGAGCTGCTAAAGTTACTAATGCCATGCTAGCTGGCAGCATTGACGTTACTACTAAGGTTACTGGAATACTGCCTTTGGCTAATGGCGGCACTAACGCTTCGACTAAAGCTGGAGCTTTTGATTCTCTAAGTCCAATGACAACTCTCGGTGACACCATTTATGGTGGAGCTTCTGGAACTGGGACGCGTCTTCCTATCGGAACAACGAATCAAGTTTTGACCACAGTTGGAGGTATTCCTGCTTGGACTACTGTCAATTCTGGTGGCATTAACTACATCTCAGCTAATCCAAGTTCTGAAACTGATACTGCTGGATGGGCTACCTATGCCGACGCAGCTGGAAACATTCCAGTTGATGGTACTGGTGGTACTGCCACTGGTCTTACTTTTGCGCGTAGTACATCTTCTCCTCTTATTGGAACTGCATCTTTCTTGATGACTCAAGCTAATAGCACATCTCTTCAAGGTAAGGGAGTTAGCTACGATTTTACTATTGATTCAGCTTATAAAGCATCTGTTCTTAGTGTTCAATTTAACTATAATGCGTCTTCAACTTTCGTAGCATCTAATGGTACTACAGCACCTCTTAATGACGGAACTACGACTACTAATGCTGGTAATTCTGATGTTGAAGTGTTCATATATGACATTACTAATGCTGTTCTTATTCCAGTATCTCCTCAAGTCATTACAGCTAACGGTGCTAATAACTTCGTATTTAAGGGCACATTTCAAACCGCTAGCAATTCTACTAGCTATCGTTTGATTTTCCACGTAGCCACGGCTAATTCTAATGCAACAGGCTGGCAATTTAAGTTTGATGGCGTTTCAGTAGGTCCACAAGTCTCGGTAAGCGGCTCTGCTATAACAGATTGGGTAGCTTATACTCCAACAGGGGCATGGACAGCAAATACGACATACACCGGGTATTACAGGCGCGTTGGAGACACTCTACAAACTTGGGTAAAGATTGCCCTAGCAGGCGCTCCAACTTCTGCAACCTTGTCCGTAAATCTTCCTTCTGGATTAACAATTGATACTACAAAATTTGATGCGGACACCGATAACTACACTTTAGGTTTAGCTTATGCAAAATCGGCAGGAGCTGATTATCAGTCAAGCATTAGATACCAAACCTCTACAAGTGTGCAGCCGGTAAGCTGGTCTGTTTCTGGCGCTAGAGTTGGAAATGCTGCAATAACTCAAGCCGCACCGGCTACCTTTGCCAATGGTGATGAAATCCACATCGAGTATTCAGTTCCAGTTGCTGGATGGTCTTCAACTTCAGTAATGTCTAACGATACTGATACTAGAATCGTTTCAGCTCGATATACAGTAGGAGCTGCTCAAAATATCAACAGCAGTACTACACCTTCTATTGTTAACTATAGTGCCCTTATTGAAGATACACATAGTGCGGTTACTACAGGAGCCTCTTGGAAATTTACAGTACCTATTGCTGGTGATTATAAAGTAAATGCGGCTTTAGATTGGGGTGTTTACACTAATATAACAGCGGCGTCTTTTAACGTTTTTAAAAATGGTTCGCTTTTTGCTAGGTTACAAAATTTAGCTTCTTCGACTTTAGCTTCTCAACAAATGGGTGGCGGTTGTAAATTAACTGGATTAGTTGCTGGTGATACTATTGATGTTAGAGCTGCTCAAACTGATAGCGGTTCAGCAACTCGGGCAATTGATACTGCTTCTACTCATGGATTTATTGAAATTGAACGACTTTCAGGTCCTGCGACTATTGCAGCAAGCGATACGGTTGCTTGTAAATATACAGGAACAGCGAGCCCTACAATAACTACGGAAGCCATCATTAAGTACCAAACTCTTGATTATGATACCCATGGCGCATATAGCGTTAGTACTGGTTTATTTACAGCTCCTATTAGTGGAAAATATCAAGTTACTGCACACGCTAGATTTAATAGTGCAAACTGGAGCGCTGCTCAGGCTGCAGTTCTTGGGGTTCAGTTTAATGGTGCTGCCGCAGCAAGTAATGCAATTGATGAACGCTACGGCGTTGGTGCTACTACAAACTTAGAGCCGTATGTTATGAATACGTTTAATCTATTAGCTGGACAAACTTTAGCCATATCGGCATCGTCAGATGTATCATCAAGTCTTAGCTCTTCTAGAGCTTGGTTAACCATTACTAGAGTAGGCAATTAATCATGGATTTTAGCCAACTCAAGAACTATATCCAAGCTCGATATAAAGATGCTGGAGACTATTCTGACAAATTAGATGCTGATACTAATCAGCAAATGTCAAATATCTACCAAAAGCTAGGAGCTACCCCAGAAGAGGCTGGTCAAAGAATTGCAGAAACCAATGATTTAGCTCAAAAAGGTGGTATGACCATGGGAGCAATTAATCCCGTAGGCTTGGCTGCACCTATTGAAGCTGCCGCTGCCGAAGCCGCCCCTGGCGCATTCCAAAAGATTAGGCAACTATTTCAAAGTCCTGAAGCTGCCGGAAGGGCTCGAGCTAAAGCAGGAATGTCTGCAGCTGATCCTGTAGCTCAACGACTGCTAGCTCAAGAGCTTTCAACTGGATTACAAAAAACTAAAGTACCGACTAATTTCGGTAAGATTATCTATAAGTAAGGGAGATATTGTGCCTAGCATTTCAAAAAGTCAGTTCCGCTTCATGCAAATGATGGCGCATAATCCAAAGATTGCTAAAGAGCATGGCATGAAGCCCACTGCGGCGAAAGAGTACGTAAGCGAGAATAAGGGCAGCGAAGCCTATAGTGAATTGCCTGAAAAGGCTTCTAAATTTAATAAACTCAAAAGCTATTTGAGCAAAAAGGGCAAATAAATGTCTATAAGCGATTTCGACTCACCTCAGATTATCCAGAAAGTATATGATAATTCTGGGCAAGCTTTAAAAGTTAAAGGTATAGGCGCTACCTTAGTAACTGAATCTTATGATTACATTGCGCTTACTAATAGTGTAATAAGTGGAACTACGGTTCCTGTTACGATTGTGTATAAAACGGGCGGTGCTTCTGGTACTGTTGTAGCAACTCTTACTCTAACTTATGATGGAAGTGCAAATCTTCTAACGGTAACAAAGGTATAAGATGGGTTTAGAACGACAATACCTTTATCCAGTAGATGAGACTGCGACTGTTCGCAAGACTCAATGGATTTGCGTTTGTCCAAGTTGTCAATGTGAACGCCTTATTTCATATGCTCAAAAATGGAACATTGAAACAGGTAAGAATACATATAAGTGTAAGGATTGTTCGGAAGCGCCCAACGGGGTCCCTCCAAAACCTACCTTAGAAACTCAAAAAAAGGCTACAGCAGCCCGAGTTGGTATAAAAAGACCTAAATCTATAGAAAATTGTAAATATCGTTATCTTTTTAATTCTGAAAGCTATAGTTCTGATATTTCTAAAATAAAACAAAGAATTGCTAAACTTGGTAAAGTTGGTGAATTAGCAAATAATTGGCAAGGTGGTAAAGTTAAAGAGCGACAACTTGCAACAGGCCGTGATGACTATAAACAATTACGAAAATTTGTATTTGAACGAGATTCTTATTCTTGTCAAATATGTAATAAGTACAGTGGAAAATTAGAAATGGATCATATTAAAGAATGGTGCAATTATCCAGAGCTTCGATATGAAGCGACTAATTGTAGAACTTTATGTCATGATTGTCATAAAAAAACAGACAATTATGCTTCAAAAGCTCTTAAGAATAGGAAGAGCTAGATGGCCAAACTTGTCTTTAATCCATTTACTTCCCAGCTCGACTATACAGGTGCTGGCAGTTCTTACACTGCCGACGGCCAAGGTATTGAGCTGACTGGGACTATATTTAGTCTTGAATTAGATAGTACAACTTTATCCAAAAGCGCTACAGGACTTAAGGTAGCGACAGGCGGTATTACTAACAATGAAGTGGCAGTAGCTGCCGCAATTGATTTTAGTAAACTAAACTCCTTAGCTGTAGATTCTTCTCTTATTCCTGATTCGGATGGTCCTCGTAGCTTAGGATCTACCTCTAACCGATGGGGTGCAACCTTCGTCACTGAATTAGACGACACTACAGGTGCTCCAGTACTGATAGTACCAAATAGAACTTTAAATAGTTCGAACGGATTTACTTCAGTTGATTTTCAAGGACGCCTACTTTTTGCTTCCGATCCAGGTGAAGAAGGAGATATCCAAGCTCTTTCCGCTAATTACCAAAGTAGAGTATTATATGCTCCAGGATCAACTGCAATGCTTAGTTGGGGTGGTACGGATATAAGTGCCAACTCTCATAAAATAACAGATCTTGCAGCTCCTACCGTTAATGGTGATGCTTTACGATTTGACCAACTAGGTGCCAATAACGGAATAGCAACTCTAGACGGTGGCGGTAAAATTCCAACAGGTCAACTTCCTTCATCAGTAATGACTTATGAAGGTATTTGGAATGCTTCAACTAACACTCCTACGTTAGTTGACGGTACCGGCGATGCCGGTATGGTATATCTTGTAACTGTTGCCGGAACGCAAGATTTAGGTTCTGGATCTCAGACTTTTGCAATAGGTGATTGGGTTGTAGCTAATTCTAGCGTAGTTTGGCAGAAATCTATTAATTCTAATGCAGTAGTGTCTGTGAATAGTCAAACGGGCGTAGTTACTATAAATGCCATCAATCAATTGACTGGCGATGTTACTACTTCCGCAGCTTCTGGATCTGAGTCTAAGGCTACTACTATTGCTGCTGGCGTAGTTTCAGCTACTAAACTTGGAACAGTTACCGATGGCGTAACTCTTGACCAAGGTGGCGCAGGCTCTACTCTTGAGATTAAAACAGGCGGCATATCAAATACTCAAGTCAACGCCTCTGCAGCTATAACTCTTACTAAACTAGCAGCTACAACGGCTAGCCGGGCTTTAGTTTCAGATGGCTCAGGTTTCATTTCTCCATCAGCTGTCACTTCTACTGAACTTGGATACGTCTCAGGTGTAACTTCAGCTATCCAAACTCAAATTAATAATCTAATATCAACTGGAGACCTTAATCAAACCAGTTTTAGCGCAGTTAATAATCAAGCAGCAGCGGCTAACGTTACTGGACTAGCCTTTGCTAATGCTTCAGTACGTTCTTTTGAAGCTCAAGTAAGCGTGACAATACTAGCCACGGGTAATTTATATGAAGTATTTACATTAAGAGGCATCCAAAAAGACGCGTCATGGGATCTAGCCCAAACTTCAAATGGAGACACTTCAGGTATAGTGTTTACTATTACTTCAGCTGGTCAAGTTCAGTACACTTCAACTAACGTTTCCGGATTTACTTCAAATACCATGAAGTTTAGAGCAAAGGTATTGAGCGTATAATATGAACATTTTGGATAAAGCTAAAGAACTAATTAAAAAACTAAATGAGCAAGGAGTTCCTTTGCCCATGGTTCGAGTTAACGGTGCGCCCACGCTGACGGGCACTCTAGTAGTCCTTAGTTTTACGACTGCATTGCTAGGTCAATTGGGAAAACTGGCCCATTTCTTTGGAAATGTAGACCTGGCCAATTCCAACTATCTCTTCGGTATTGCGCTAAGCGCCTACCTAGGCCGTAAAATGATGGGTTCAAAAGACTCAGTTACTATTGAAAAAGACGAGGATAAAAAATGAGCGCTAATCCAAACATTTCTGATCTAGACTTTACACAAGCGCTAAAACGCTGTGTAGACTCAACTGACGATACTTTGCGCGTCGAACTATCTTCGGCTACCGGAATGGACGTTGAACTTAGTGCAGCTGATGGCGATACTATTTCAGCTCTATCCCTTAATTATAGCGGTACTGGAACTGTAACTAGCTCTAATGTGGCTACTGACGTAGTAGTTGCTGCTATGGACGTTTCTACGACTAAACAGCTTCAGCTCTTTGCAGATGTTGGTGCTGGAGTAACTGGGATAGCTACTTTGAAGATCCAAATCAGTCCTTCAGCTTCTGCTAACGTCTGGATTGATTCTGGAGTGACTTTAGCTGTTACTGGAGCTTCAAATCTTAAATCTACTCAAGTATCTGATATTGCTATGCGCGCCCGCGTAGTAGTAGTTTCTAATACTATTAGTGCCGGAACTGGCAGTCTTTACCTTATCGCGAGAAGCTAATGGGTAGAATGACACTAAGCTCTAAAAAGCTCCCAGTTGAAGATCAGATCGAGGTGGCTCAAGAGCCTACCTTGGAGATTGTCGTTCAACCTGAGCCTACTGAGCGCGTTATAGAGGTTATTAAAGAGGTACGAATCGAGGTACCCGTAGAAGTGCGCGTAGAAGTCCCAGTTGAGCGTATTGTTGAAGTTATTAAAGAAGTACCTACGACTATTTTTGTAGACCGAGTAGTCGAAAAGCAAGTAGAAGTACTAGTTGAAGTACCAGTAATCCAAGTTCAAGAAGTCGAAAAGATTGTAAGAATTCCAGTGATCGAAGTACGAAAAGTCACTCCTCAATGGATTCGATGGGTTACCTTAATCGCAGTAGTTGAGGCCCTAATTATAGGGCTTTTGGCAAACAAATAAGTAAGTATAGATATTTAAGGGGATAAGAATGAAAGATATGAAAGAATCAACCAGCTCTAAAGTTAAGATGGACTTGCTTCAGCACCTTCGCAAAATGGCGATGCAAATGATCAACGATGGTCATGGTGATGGCGAAGTTCCTGGACACATGGAAAGTGTACAAGTAGCTGCTAAAGATAAAGCAGGCTTGGCTGAAGGTTTGGATAAAGCTAAAGAAATCGTAGGCCGCGATGCTCACGGTTCTTTGAGCAAGATTCCTGGCGTTGAAGGCGTTAATGATGAAATGGCTTCTGAACCAGATGACGCTTTGGAAGAGACTTCTGAAGAAGATCCAGCCGCTCTTAAAGCTGAAATTGAAAAACTGAAAGCTGAACTCGCTAAGCACGGCAAATAGTTTAGTCTTTAAGAAAGGACTACTATATGGCTAAGTTGGCAATGAATAGCTCCGATCTCTTGGCATCGATCAAGAGTCGTGCATTAGTACCTACTTCGCAAATTACTTTTTCAGATGAAGATCTGTTAAACTTTGCGACAGAAGAAGTTAGCTTAAAGCTAGTGCCTTCTATTCTCGCAGTTCGAGAAGAGTTCTACGTTACTGAGGAAGTACAAAATTTAGTCGATAATCAATCAAACTATAAGATCCCCTATAGATCAATTGGTAATCGAGTACGCTTTGTATATATCAATCAGTCTGGAACTCAAGCTCAACCTTTAGCCCAACTTCCTATCGAAGATATTATTGAATATCAAGAAGATAACTTTTCCTATCAAAATGCTGGATTTTATCTTCAAAATGATGAAATAGTCATCATGCCGCCCATTACTGCTTCGGCTAATGGGACTATTGTCTTTAAATACTATCTTAAGCCTAATGCCGTTGTACTTTTAAGTCGCGGCGCTAAGATTACAGCCATCAATACCACAACTGGTGAAATTTCAGTTGAAACTGTTCCATCTAACATCTCAGTCAATTCTGAAGTAGACTTTATAGGCAGTACTGGTAATTTTAAGACCAAGGCTTTTGACATTATAGCTTCTGGAGTCAGTTCGATATCCAAAATTATCATGGTAAGTCCTGGCGACATCCCTACTAATCTATCAGTAGGTGATTATATCTGTACGGCTGGGGAAACTGTTATTCCTCAAGTTCCAGCTGAACTTCAAGTAATGCTTGCTCAAGCTGTTGCTTGCCGCGTTCTTGAAGCCTTGGACGATACTGTAGGCCTTCAAAATGCTAATGCTAAGCTTGCTGAAATGGAAGCTAAACTTTTGAATGTGATCTCGTCAAGGATAGAAGCCCCAGGTCGCAAAATAACTAATCGAAATTCGTTTTTAAGAAATAGACGCTATAACCGTCAACGTTACTAAGGAGTCCCGTGGCAGTTGAAGTAAAACTACATTTATCGGGACTTTTTACAAATTCCAACTCACTTGGATCTGTTCCTGAAGGCGCACTAGTTGTAGCCAATAACATCGTCATCGATAAAGATGATGTTGTGGAATCACGTCGTGGTTTTAAAGTATATGGCGATCCTGCTAGTGCTCCTATTGCTCAACTTTTGAACTATAAAGATATTGCAATACGTCAATATTCGGAATATTTGGATTATGACAGCACCGGAAGTCCTGGTATTTTTACTAAGTATCAAGAATTGGTTTGGAAGTATTCTACAAGTCTAGTTCGAACTAGTGCAATTCTAGCTACGTTTACCAGTATCAAACCCCACGGTTTAGTTACTGGTGATACCGTACTTATTAGTGGAGCCACTCAAGCGGCTTATAATGGGTATTTTGTAGTTAACGTAAGCACCCCTAGTATTTTTACATATGCTTTGGCTACTGATCCTATTGTGAACGCTACAGGATTTCCTGTAATTGAAACCAGAACTGCCCACGTTTCACCAGTAGATGCTAGCAATAAAGTGCGCGGCTATGAAGCAGTGAATAGTAATTTCTATTTTACATCATCCAAAGGTATCAGGAGACTGTCTGCAGTAGATGGATTTATATCCAATGCTGGAGCTATTAAAGCTTTGGATATCTCGCTTGATCTTGTTCCGGCTACTACTAGTCCTATCCTTCCTCAAAACTCGCAACTTGGATATCGCGTACTTTGGGGCTATAAAGACGTTAACGGTAACTTCTTTTATGGATCGCCCAGCACTCGTAACACTATTGGATTGAGTGTTTCTGATCTTATCTTGCCTGATTTTAATACTTTGCTAAATAAGATCGACGCTGCAGCTGCTGCCAATGGTGGGGCTACTGATCCTAATCATCTATCCGATGTAAATTACTTTTCAACTTTAAACATTGCTACTACTTCTTCTGCTGCAGTTTTAAATAGTGCTCTAAAAGGCCTAGCTGCTAAATTAGAAAATGATTTAAACTATACAAGTGGCGGCACTGCAGGATCCTTAAATCCACGATATGGACGTTCTCCAGGAGTAACGGGTGGTTCACCTGCTATTACTGCAAATACAGCAGCTGCTCAAACGATAGTAGCCTCATTAGCTCATGGTTTAACTAATGGATCACTTATCACTATTGAAGGCTCTAATAGCATTCCGTCAATCGACGGTCAATATACCATCTTTGGAGTAACTGCTAATACTTTTACTATAAATGTTACAGTAACTACGGCAGGTAGTACTGGAACTTGGACAAGTGGCTTAGCTCAAAATTATCCTACTCCCACGACGGACGTTGCTCAAGACTATATTGATCAGCAAGCCTTTTTTGACGGCATTGTAGATCTTTTATTGCTAGAGCCCGATCCTACTAAAATCTTAACCGCAGCCCAAACTGCTGGAGCTTTTACTAATAGCACTCAAGGCGAAAATGTATCAATTACCTTGTCAGTACCGGATGACGTAACTCCTAGCCATTTCTATCAAATCTATAGAACTGCGGCTTCGGCTGGATCAGATGTTGATCCTGGCGATACTGAAGGGCTTGTATTTGAAGATAATCCTACGGCAGCTCAGATTATTGCTGGAACTATTACAGTTACAGATGATACTACAGACGACTTCCGAGGGGCCGATCTTTATACGAATCCTACCCAAGAAGGCATTTTGCAAGCTAATGAGCCGCCACCTTGGGCTAAAGACATCACAATCTATAAGAATATCATGTTCTTTGCTAACACTAAAACTCTCCAAAAGAAGCAAGTATCCTTGTTTGGAACGGCTGGATTAATTGGAACGACTATTACTATCAATGGAGTAGTCTTTACTTTCGCAGCTAGTGAAAATACAGCTATGGGAGATGTTCTAGTCGATACTTCTGGAACTCCTGCTCAAAATGCTGATACTACGGCTAGAAGTTTAGTTAAAGTAGTAAATCGTTATCCCGCCAATACGACAGTTTATGCTTATTACATCTCTGGAACTAATGACGTTCCAGGCCAGATCCTATTTGAAGCGCGTAATTTGGATGTGCCTCAGTTTTCTATACAAGAAAGTAATGCCTCAGTAGGCGATACTAACTTCAATCCTTCCATTGGAACTACTGCAGTAACTTCAGATAATGAAACTACTAAAAATAGAGTGTACTACTCTAAGCAAAATCAGTTTGAAGCTGTTCCTTTACTTAACTATTTCAATGTGGGTAGCGGCGATAAGGACATTATCCGGGTAATTCCTTTACGAGATAGCCTATTCGTTCTTAAATCAGATGGCATATATCGTATTTCAGGAGATACTACATCTAGTCTTAACTTGACCTTGTTTGATAGCACAACTTCGATTAAAGGTCCTGAAACTATCGCAGTTGGTAATAATCAAATCAATACCTTTTCAGATGAAGGCGTAGTTACGATTTCAGATACTGGTATTAATATTATATCCAGACCCATTGAAAACCAGATCTTACCTATTACTCATTTTACTAATCTTAATAGTACGGCTTTTGCAGTTTACTATCATACTGATCGAAAATATATTCTATTTCTTCCTGAAACTGAAACGGATACTGTCGCAACTATAGCTTGGGTTTATAACAATATTACCAATGCTTGGGTAAATTGGGACATGTCTAAAACGTGTGCTATCAATAATACAGCTGATGATAAGCTCTATTTTGGAGCCGCTGATATTAACTATATCGAGCAGGAACGAAAGAATTACGATAGAACCGACTTTGCAGATCGAGAATATACTTTAACTATAAATGCCTATGATTCTGAACTTAATCAAGTAACTGTAGGTAGTGTTTTGCAAGTGGCTATTGGAGATGTGCTAGTCCAAACACAAAGCCATCTTAACGGCAATAGCGGAACTATTACGGCTATCAGTACTGGATCCGTGATTACTTCAGTTAACGATCTTGTAGAAGGTGATTATATCACTATTAACGGTTCTGATTGTACTCCTAGTATTGATGGAACTTGGCCGGTAATGAATGTTACTGCAACTAGTTTTGAGATCGGGGCTACAATTACAGTAGCTGGAACTACGGGAACTTGGATTAGTGGTGTAATGTCAACCTACGATATTGAAGTCGAAGGTAAAGTTACAGACATTGATTATACCAATAATATCTTAACAATTGATTCAGTATATCCATATGAATTAGCAGATGCTACCTTGTATAAGGCTTTTGAAACTAAGATCGTTTGGGCTCCTGAACATGCTGGCAATGTTGGCATGATTAAGCATTTTAGTGAAGCAACCCTTCGCTTTAGGCGTTCTAGAATCTCAACTCCTATTATTGGATTTAATAGTGAACTCCAACGTGGAGTAGAAGAAATTGAACTTATCGGTCCTGGACTTGGTAATTGGGGCTACTTTCCTTGGGGTAGTGTGCCTTGGGGTGGTTCTAGCGAACAACGAGGCTTTAGGACTTATGTGCCGCGTGGTAAACAACGCTGTGCTATTTTGAATTGCCAATTTAGACATGTGATAGCTCGTGAAGACTGGCAACTTGAAGGCTTGACTTTAGTAGTTGAGCTTAGTTCGCAACGGATTAATCGATAATGGCTAAGATTTCATTAACTAGAATTATAACGGAAGACTTTCCTCAAAAATACCAGGATCTCCTGGGCAAACTTCTTTATAAAATTAATCAAGCGTTTGAACAAACTTCACTTGCTTTGAATAATGGATTGACCTTTGCCGATAACCTTTCGGCGCAAGAAACAGTTCTTAATGTAATAACCTTACCTACTGCGGCTAGTCCTATTTATATAAAGAGTACCTTAAAGGGAAATTGCCGAATGATTCTGTGCGGAGCTGCTGAAACTGTTAGCGGAACTCCTCCTACTGGAACTCCTTTCTTTACGTTTGAAATGTCTGGAACTAATATAAAAGTTACTAATATCACTAATTTAACTTCGGGTAGTCAGTATAATTTACGACTATATTGCTTAACATAATTAGCGAACAAATATAGGTAGATAAACTATGGCAACTGTATTAACTGACGAAGATCTTAAAAAACCTCAAGCTCCTGGCCAAAATCTGTCCACTGGGGCTGGAACGGGTGCTGCCATTGCTCCTCAAGGCCAAGCACCAGGTCCTAAACCTGCTCCAGCGGCTCCTGGTCAACAACAAGCGGGTAGTTCTGGTCAATTCCAGAACCTACATAAGTTTATCCAAGCTAATAATCCTGGCCAATTTGGACAACAGTTCCAAAATAAAGTCGGTCAAGTTGCTCAACAAGGCCAACAAGCTATTGGCCAAGCCGCTACTCAATTTAAAACTCAAGCAGGACAAGCTGGACAACAGCTTAATCAAGTAGGCCAAGGCGTTCAACAAGCGGGAACAGGCCTTAATTCTAATGACGATACCGCTTTTAATACTGCAACCGGCCAACTAGGTGCAGGTCTTAACGCCAAGTATGAAGGTCCTCAAAATCTTGCTAATCAAGATCAACTAGCTCTACAAGCTCAACAAGCTGGAGCTATTGGCAATGCTGCTGGAACTGACAGCGGTCGTTTTGCCCTTTTACAGAAGTTTTTTAATAAGCCAACTTATAATGCGGGACAAGGTCGTTTAGATAATCTTTTGCTCAGCGGGCAAACGGGGGCACTAAATCAAGTGCGTCAACAAGGTCGCCAAGTGGGAAGTCAATTAAGCCAAGCTCAACAAGAAGCAGCAGCGCAGGCCGGATCTTTAGGTCAACAAGCTACTGATATCCAAAATCAAGCACAAGGTCTTGGGAGCAATGTTGCTACTGGACTAGAAGGTGGCTTAAAAGCCGATGCTTCTAAATGGCTTGATGAGGCTGGGGCTTTTAATGATCCCAATAGTGTTAAACGAGCTTTCATAGATCAAAATCAAAAATATGGTCCTGGAGGCTGGGCACATGGTACTTTGAATATTGGTGGCACTGCTCTAAATACCGATCAACTAGCTAAACTAGTAGATAGTGGAATGGCTGGAGTTCAAGGTGGGTCTTTAGATTCTGCGGCTCTAGCTAAACTTAAAGCTAGTGGAGATCTTAGTTCACTTTACGGTAATACTTCAGCAGAGGCCCAAGGCCAAGCTGGACGTTTTAATAAACTAGCTGGATTGCTTAAAACTGGTAAGTCCTACGGTGGTGGTAGTCTTTTGAATAAGGGTACTATTGGATTGAGTGATCAAGCTCGCGGAGATTTAGAAAGCCGAGTAGGCTCTGAAGGCCAAGCGATTGCTGATCAAGGTATGGCTGCTGCCGTTGACAAAGCAAATAATGCTAAAACTGATGAACTATTCCGAACTAAATATGCAGGTCAACAAGCTGAAAATGATGCCAGAGCACAATCTGGATATAAAGGTGAGATGACTCCTGAACTACAAGCCCAAATTGCTGAAAGAACGCAAGCGATTCTTGCAGCTGGTGGTAAGTCTAATTGGGCTGGAGATCAAGCTCGGGCCGAAGGCAATGCCTATGCTAAGTCTTTAAATGATCAAACCAGCCAAGCTGGACAAGATTTTAGAAAACAACAAGTAGCTAAAGCTAATGCTGAAGCGCTAAAACGAGTATTAGGAGTTTAAATGGGCAAAGGTACACGAGCAATAGGTGGGGCTGCTCAAGGAGCTGCGGCGGGAGCTGCTCTTGGTCCATGGGGTGCAGTTGCTGGTGGTGCTTTAGGTGCTTTGGGCGGTCTTTTTGGAGGCGGCGAATCTGAAGAAGAAAAAGCAGCAAAAGCCATACAACAAGCGTATGGCGACCAGACAATCCTAACGCCCGAGCAACGTCGAGTTCAGTTAGAATATCTTAAAAGTGTGGGTCAACTTACTCCAGAAATGGAACAAGCCATTGCCCAACAAGATACCCAACTTAAAAGTATCAATGTAGATCCTCGTTTTAAGAGCGCCCAGATGGCTGCCCTTAATCGATTGAACCAACAAGGCCACGAAGGTCTTACCCTTGAAGATCGTTCAGCCTTGGCCGATGTACAGCGTCAAAATGCCCAAGCTCAACGTGGTCAACAAGAAGCTATTCTTCAAAATGCTCAAGCTCGTGGAATGGGCGGAGCCGGTGCTGAACTGGCTGCGCGTCTGTCTTCTGCACAATCTGGAGCAGACCAAGCAGGTAGCCAAGGCCTTAAAGTAGCGGCACAAGCTCAACAAAATGCCTTGCAAGCTATGCTTGCAGGTGGTAATCTGGCAGGACAGATGGGTCAACAAGAGTTTTCAAATCAAGCTCAAGTCGGATCAGCTCAAGATCTTATTAATAGGTTTAATACTGGAAATCAACAAAATGTCCAACATAGCAATGTTGGAGCCCGTAATGCAGCTCAAGAATCTAATCTTAGGGATGCTCAAAATCGAGAAGCTAATCGAGTTGATACTATGAATAGACAGCGCCAAGGCGATGCTAATAACCTTATAGACTACACAAATTCGCACAATAATCAATTAATTGGCAAAGCTGGAGCTGGAATGGGTGTTGCCCAAGCTCATACGGCTGCTGAACAGCGTGCCGATTCTGGATATGCTAGTCTTCTTGGTGGCGTTGGTGGAGCCGTTAGCGCTGCTAAATCCATGATTCCTAGTAGCTTGACCAGTGGTACAGCTCCTAGTGCCTATGCAAAACAAGCAAATGCCGGAACTAGTCCTTTGGCAAAAGCCCCAAACCTGATACCTGAAGAAGACGATCTTCTTGGAACGAATAAGTGGTTTAAATAACTATGGCATTACCTTTAGATCCTAGTTTATTCATGAATGCTGGAATTGGTAAGACTCGTAATCTTACTGAAGATGATCTTCATCTTGAAGATTCCTTACAAGATCCTACTCAAGTAGCTATGCCCGAAACAGCACCTCAAGCTGCCCCAATGCCTGCAGCTATCCCTAAATCGCAGTTTCCTACATTGGCTGGAGTTGAATATAATCCTTCTGATGATTATTCTAAAGCTCTAGAAGATGCTCGAAAAACTGAGCAAATGAATAACTTGCTAAAAGCTGGTAATCAAATTGCAGTTGGAGCAGCTGGTTATAGCGGTGCTAAACCTGATATGACTGGAACTAATGAAGTTCTGGATGCCGTTACTAATAATGCTAAAGGTAAAGCCGCTGACTTTGTATCTAAACAGAAGTTTGGACAAGAACAGACACAAGGTGCTCAATTAAAAAGCAAACTTAAAAAGGACTCAGATGATTTAGATCCTAATTCTGAAGCTTCTATGAGTATGCGTAAGATGTATGAAACGCAATTTCCTAATATAGCTAAAGCTTATGGACCTTTGTGGGAACGTGTGGCTGCAGGTGATGCTGATAAGATACTGAAACCTATGGAACTTGGAGAACAAATAGCTGCCCGTAGGCAGAATTTGCAACTAAGTTTGGATAATAAACGTGATATTGCTCGTGAGAAAGCTGAAGCAGCTAACTCTATGAGTGCTGGTGTTAAAAAGTTAGATCAAGAGTTTGCTAAAGACTATAATGACTGGACTAGTGGAGGTCGCGCAGCTTTAGATAAAAACATTGAAAGACTACAAAGCTCCAAAAAAGCATTAGAGTCGGGTGCAGTCAGTTCTGGTAGGTTTATTGGCCGATTACCTGATATTCTTAAACCAGAAGATCGTATTAGAGTTCGGGATGATGTACATGCTGCTGCAGTGGCCGGAATGCGGGCAGCTCTTGGTGCGCAATTTACTGAAAAAGAAGGCGAACGTATTCAAGGGTATGCCTTTAATGAAAAGCTTTCTCCTGAAGAGAACATTAAAAAGATTGATGCAGCTATTAAGGAACTTACTGAAGCCAAAGCTAATAAAGACGCCAAAGCTCTTCAATTTCAACAAAAAGGTACGTTAGCAGGATATACTCCTAAGATCTCCGTAGATAGTGCACAAGATGCTACTAAAATAGTAAACGGTGTTACTTATAAAAAAGTCCAAGGCGGCTGGCAAAAGGTTAAGTAATGGCTGACAATAAAGACTTTCTTACTGATGAAGAAATGGCTCAGCATGAGTCTTCGTCATCACCTGACTTTTTGTCAGACGATGACATGCAAAAACATGAAGCCACATCTGAACAAGAAGCGACGGCAGAAACTCCAGATTTCTTTAGCATGCCTACTTTAAACGATCCTAGAGAAGCCGGTTTACGAGCTTTTGCTAAAAACGCAACTCTTGGATTTGCTCCTAAAATTGGAGCAGCTGCTGGAGCTTTAGGCACATTGTCAGAAGCTGGAGTAGATCCTAAACTGGGTCTTTTTGGATCTCTTAAGAAGAATTATGAAGAGGCTTTACCAGAAGTGCGTAGCCAAACTGCAGCTCAAGACGTTGTAGATGAACGTAATAGTCCTTGGTTAAAGGCTATGGGCGGTTTAGCTGGAACTGGAGCAGCTTTAGCTGCCGCTACCAGCGCCATGCCTCTTCTTGGCGGTGGAGCAGCCAGTGGAACTGCTGCTTTAGTTCCTGAAATAGGCGCTGGATTAGGTCAAAGATTAGCATTAAGTACTCTTAAACACGGTCTTATAGGTGCAGAACAGATTCCTGCAATGGCTGCTTATGGGGCGGTTCACGGTGCCGGTAGAACTGAAGATCTTACTAATATACCTGATTTGGCCAAAAATGTAGCTACAGATGCCGCAGAGAATGCAGCTATGTCTCCTGTAGGCGGCGCAACTATTGGAGCCCTTGGAGAATTAGCTCCAGCGGCATATGGCGCAGTTAAACCTTTACTTAATCCATTAGTCAATGCTGGCAAAGGTGTACTAGAACTACCTGGACGTATTCCTTTTGTAAAAGGACTTGGTAAACGTTTTGCCCTTAATTTGCCAGAAGGTGCTACAACTAGTGGATCTGATGCTAATAAACTTGCAACTTCAGAAGCCTTAATAACTGCTGGCAAAGAGGCAACAGTTCCTTTAGAAAAATATCATACTAAACTTATTGAAGAATCAGCTGCTAAAATTACGGATATTGCTAATAGAATATCTAGTATTACAGCTGAAGGTGCTTCTAATGAAAATCAAAACATCATTAAACAGCAATTAGCACAAGCTAAAGCCATGTTTGCTGATTTAGTCAATGCGGGCGAAGAGGCTGGTAAAGGCATTGGCGAAATGATGAAGGGTGCTAAGGGCTCTACAAAGGCACTTAAGGATAGCTTTACGGCTCTTGAGACTTCTGTAAAAGAAAATCCTTGGCTATCTCAAGACGAAGAAGCTAAAGCTTTTATTAGTCAATATAAACAAGCTATTTCAGAAGCTGGCAAAGAAGTGACATTACCCTCTTCTATTATAAGTAAATTTGGAGAAGAGGAAAAAACGGTACTTAAAGACGCTTTTAAGGACGCTAAAAACCTTTCTCCAGAAGATGTAGACTATCTAAAAGAAGTCATTAAATTGCCTCAAGATCAACGAATGGAAGCGCTTAGTAAGCGTTTTTCTCAAGTTGAAAATAAAGTTGTTAGTGGAAAAGCTACTAAACTTGCACGGCCCATTGAAGATACTACGGATGAGCGCGAGTTCTTAGAAGGCTCTTTAAAGCATGCTGAAGAAAACACCCCAGAGCTAGTACCTAGTTTACAAAAAGACCTAAACAATTTTAGACCTGATGAAGTTACGCAAACTCAAGTTAATTCTGAAATAAAAGCATCTAATCCTTCTGTCTTAAAAGAATCAGCATCTGCACCCGAGTACCTTAATGCGTTAAAGGCCATTGATGATAAGATTCAAAAAGTAGGATCCGATAGTCAACTTGGCAGAACCTTATCTGAAAATAGAAAAAAGCTAGTATCTCAAGCTCGTACTGAACTATTAGGCGAAGCTAAGGGAACGGCAGAAGAGCTAGCCACTAAGTACGGAGCTTTTAAAGACATAATTAATAATTCTAATTTAGGTAATAAAAAAGAACTGGCCAATAGCCTTCTTAAAGAAATGTCTAGTATTGTAGAGCAGCCCGACACAGCAGTTCAATTAAATAAATTTAATACGCTTATAGGCACTGTTGAAAAATTAGATCCATCTTTAGCTAGAAAGCTAACAGAAGAGTTTACAGTTTTAAATCAAGCTAAATCTAATATTCCTAAAGTAACTAATCCAGAGCAGGTTGCTAGTTTTCTTCAAAATGAGTTACCCGTAGTTGCTGAAAATGCACCAGGAGATATTGCTAAGAAGAAGATATTTAATCCTTTAGAACGTTATGCTGGAAAAGAACAAGCAAGTCAATTAGAACAAGAAGCCACTACGGCTGCTAAAGCAAGACTAGAATCTATTGAAAAACGTAAGTTATCTGATATTACCACTGTTTTACAAAACTTAGGTAATATGAAAAATATGGATCCTAAAACGTTTTCTTATTTTCAAGATCTAGAAAAAGCTTTAAAAGAAATGGATAAAGCACAAGGCACGGAAGTTGCGCATAAGTTCTTCACAGAGAATGCGCCTTTAATCGAACGATTTAAAGTTATGGCAGAAGACGCCAACCGAACTGGTTTTAATAAAATACTACAAGGCGGTAATGCATTAGCTGCGCTTGCTGGCAAAATAACAGGAAATGTAAGTCGGGCTTTAGCTAAACCCATTACTCAAGCAAGTAGTGCTGTATCTTCTAAGTTTCCAAAACTAGTCCAAGCTCAAGATGAGTATATACGTAAAGGCTTGAAATCTGTTCCTAAAGTTATTAATGAACTGCAATCTAGTGATCCTATAGTTAGGGCTTCTTCCGCATTTACAGCTTCACAAATCCCATCACTTCGTAAACTCACTAAAGAAGACGAGAAATAACATGTCTAATGATAGATTTGATAAGCTAGAGTCTAAAGTTGATCGTCTTGATGAGCGTTTGGATACTATTACGGTAGTTTTGGATAGAAATACGAATTCTTTGCAAGAACATATGCGTAGATCTGATGCCAATGAAGCAGCTATTGAAGAAGTCAAAAAGGCAATGTCGCCGGTCGTAAGCCATGTTCAACGTATTACTTGGGCAGTTCGGGGCATCTTCTGGTTCGTTTCAATCTTGGCTGCAGCGGCGCTACTAGCCCACCAATTAGGTATTCTTAAGTAGTCTAATCTTCGGACTCTTCCCAGTTACCACTACGTTTTAAAGCAATTGCCAAAATCATGGCATCTTCTTCGTCATCTTTTACACTTTTCTTAACGGTATTATCAATAGCGTTATTTAAAGCTTCTATAGTATTAGTATTAGCAATCTTACCCATAGCTAGTGCTTTCGTATACATGCACCTGTTCCTAGCATTGTTTGCGTCGTAGAACGGCTTGCGATCCTTGTAAATAAGCTTGCCTTTGTGATCAAAATTAGTAATAACAGTCTCTTCCAAAAAGGCATTTAAAAAGGCTTTCTCTTTATCGTTTAGTTTATCCACGTAATCGCAGTCAAGTTGTTCAAGGCGAGTTTTAACCTGGCGCTTAAAGTTCAAAGCAGGATACTTTTCCTTATTACGAGGAGTCTTTTGCTTATCGACTGCAAGCTTGGACTTATTACGGATATTATTCTTGTTCTTTTGTTTCTTTTTTGTTTTTGGCATCCTTGCCATATTTTCTCGATTTTCCTGTTGTTCCTGGATAAAAACGTTTATCCGTAAAAATGCTATAACTTTCGGGTAATCCAAAAGAAATAGGATCTAGTCTATAATAAAGACCCCTAGCTGTGCGATAAGGGGTAAAGTGTTCACTAAGAATTCGTTTAAAGACAAGTTTGCCCACATGAGTCTTTGGACATTTCTTTTTAAAGAATTCAAATATCATAGTAAAGGCTATTGGATTATCTGCAGCTTTAATGCCATACATTTGAATAAAGGACTTGACTTCACGCTTACGACCATTGAGTTCAGGCTCTTCCTCAGCTCCAAAAAGAGCAGCTTGGATAAGAGTTTCAATCTCATCTGACATAGTTACTTATTGATCGCCTTATTGACTCCGAAGGCCAACGCTGTTGTAAGGGCCGCACCGAGGGCAAAGTACAAAGTATTGTGCCAAAATGAACTATTCTCCCGATCAACTAGCTGTTTTGAAAGAGCTTCTGATTGAGTTCTCCAAAGCACTACTTGGCTATCTAGTAAGGAGTTCTGTTGGTCTTTAAGCCCAATAAGCTTAGTAGAATTATCCAAGATCATCTTAGTAGTCTTGAGTTCTTCTTTATCTCGTCGTACTTGGAGTTCTTGATCAGTTGAGAAAACATAACCATCGCAGTTTGAAGGATCACCACGTTTAATGAATTGGACAGGATTGCAAGCTAGTGCCGATTGAGCAAAAAGGAGCGAACCGATAATCAAGTACTTATGCATATTATTTCTTCTTTGCCCAGTAGGCTTCGATTTCGGCTGGCGTTTTGTTGGCTTGTTCTTTCTGATCTGCCACCAGGCGCTCCTGGAGCCTTGCAGTTGAGTCTTTGACTTCTTGTTGAGCTTGGGCATTAGCCTCAACCTTAGCGCCTATAACGGCATCCTGGAGGCGGCCATCATTAAGCTTGGCATCTGCTTTCAAATCACGCTGAAAGTAGTTACGGAGCATTAAAAGGCCTATAATAGCGCCCAGAACTCCTACGATCCATTGCCACATTGATTTAAGCTTTTCCATTAAATAGTCTCCGATAAGTTATGAAGTTTTTCAAGCCATTGAAACGGAGTAAAAGCCGTATGACTTTGGGTTACTTTATTTAGACCATGATGTCGACCAACGGCTAGAGCAATAGCAAGTACATCGGTAATATCATTAGGCATTTGACGCACTTTACGGGTAATGTTGCTAGGGATTTCAGAAGGTAGTTTAACTTGTTGAGATACCAAGTTAGCTGTAGGTACTTTGTAATCACGTTTGCCTGCCGAGTCTTTAACTGCCTTGATACCTAGAATCCCTCGCCAAGTGGTAGCACCGAAGTCTAGATAACCTAGTTTGAATTCATCAGCAGCCATGCAAGCAAAAGCATTAATAGTAGGGACTACAGCTGAACCCATCATTTGATTTGGATTAGAAAAGAAAGCTTCAGTGATTATTACTTCTGGAGTGCCTTCTAGATCGCCTTGTGCGAGTAAACGAAGAGTCTGCTGCATATAACGGTATTTCTTACCTTTAGACCAAGAATCTTTAGTCCAGATCATGCCACAAGTTTCAATACCTACTTCTTGAAGCTTAAAATCTAAGGTAATAATGCAAAAAGCCATATGACTAGAACTAGGATCAAGTACTAGAATGCGATGTTTGTCAGCTTTAAATAGTTGAGGAAGAGAATTAGCCATAAAAAAAGCGTCACATCCTTGTGACTTATCTGTTATTCCTTAACAGAAGTAGGTTTAAGAACAGTTTGGCGATGTTTACAATCGCTCTTACTGCAAGAATACAATAGTTTAAAACCCATGTCAATAATAAAGATAGTACTTCCACATTTCACACACTTAGGTTTAGTCTCTTTAACAACTTCTGGTGTAGCGTAATTTACTGGATTATCTTTATCAGTTAGTTCGGAATACAAGGCTTCATTTTTACGGGTATTCTTTTCAGCTCTAGCTAGCTGCTTCTGAAGATGTTTTAACTGAGACTTTTGTTGGCGAATAATACCACGTAGGAATTCTACTTCACTGCGCTCTTTGGATTTTGACAATCGAGTTCCTTTATCAGCATGTAGGTCGTTTCAACATCATATTGGAGTTCTTTAATTGTATAAAGATTCTTAAGTATGAAATCACAATTAGATAAATCAATTTGCTCAGAAGCATGAGTATCTGAACTAGCAATGCCGGGGCGCTCAATGCCGATGGTATAACCGCCTAATTCTTTAACTAAAGCTTGCTCATTGCTAAAACGGGCGTCATCACAGATGTAATTCTTACCTGCTTTGATTTGGCTTTTGAAAGCATTAAGCCAATAATCTTGGGCAACAGTCTCACGAAATACTTCAGTACCAACTACTTGGAGTAACTGCCTAGGCGTCATGCAAAGAGTATTGCAAGGATTGTTTATAGCATTAAAAAACTGCTTAGCTGTAATAGGATAGAACTTAGCGCCTGCAATTCGACAAAGGTCCATTACAGCAACCTTATCTAAGTTAATACTTAGTTCACATTTCTCTTTAGCAACTTGATCCGTCAAAAGAAACATAGGAAGATTAAAAGCTTCGGATACGATTTGCTTAAGTGGTCCAGCAAAGCTAAGCCGCTCAAAGCCTTTAGCTTCTAGTATCTTAGCTACAGTAGATTTACCAGATAGTTTCTTACCAGACAATGAAATGATCATGCGGTCCCCTTTAGTTGAGAATACAACGTTTGAGCCATCTCTGTAAAGCGTAAATGATTCTTACCTAGCCAACTAGCTACGATTTCTTCTAAGTTATCGACATCCAATCCTATAACGGAATCAAGGTGCAAGTACTTAAAATAAGCATGGGTAAGTTCATGGGCCACTACCTCAAGAGAAAGCTCATCATCTCTAAAATCGATCAAGAATTCATTAGGCGAAGTGATAGCTCCTGAATCATCACCGTATAACTTTATATATGGCTTAGTTCTCCAAAGACGACAAGTCCATTCATCATTACCTATAATGACTTTTAGGACTACTTTCGGCTTTGCTCTAGTTTTAGGCATATTAGGCTTTCCACTTGCCTTTAATGATATTAATAAGTTGTCTTGCTCCATTTTCGTAAACTAAACAATGAGTCTGCATCCAAGAACTAGGACCCTTATTGTAGTTTAGTTTAAGATAAGAACTAGTTCCCATAACGTAGGCTTGTCTAAGAATCTCAGGACTGTGAGTATGGCCACTTACGGAAGCCAGAAAAGCTAATTCAAGAGAAGAGGCAGAACCTCGGCTACCATTAGGCCCCAAGTGCCCATGCATACCGCATTCAATTTGCTTGGAACTAATCTTAAAAGAATCCTCAGATTGAAGAAACTTTACCTTACTAAGCTTTTGATATTTACTAATTCCATATTGCAAAGGATCCTTGCCCTGAGCTTTAGCAAAGGCCAACTCAAGCCCAACAATATGATTTTGTGTATCCCTAAGGTAATTGCCCTCATCTAACCATTTATCCAAAAATTCATCATGATTACTCTTAACCACTATTACTTGTTTCTTTGGATATTGCTGTAGATTTGCGAGTTCAATGGCAGTAGCTTGAAGTTCTCCAGCTAGACTATTTTGAGCACCTAGCATAGCTTTCATTAGTAATTTACGATCAATATGATGATTAACTGAAATTCCATCAAAAAGATCATGCATGATTAGATAATCAGGTTTAAGTAGTTTGAGCATTTCTATAGTACAAGTTCGGACTACAGGATCAGTATATCCAACATGCCAATCTCCAGGAATTAAGGCAGCAAGCTTAGCTTCTGAAGTTTTTCCACTAGGATGATACTCAATTCCAAGATCTACGAAACTTCCAGTTTTAGAAGCCTGAACTTGTCGATAATGGTAAAGCTTAGAACTCGTTACTTCTACTACAATTGCTCCAATAACTAGATCTAGATTGGCCACAATAGATCGTTTAGAAGTACCTTTAAAAGGTTTACAGCATGTTCCGGGAGTCATAACTACCCTGGGGAGATTGCTACTAGGAGACGCTATGGACTTTAGGCGCTGCTTAGGTGAACCATAGATAACACTTCGTTCGTTACCGTGAATTCGCCCAAGCCCTGAAATAGGATCAGGTTGATCTGGGCTAATCGGCAAAGTAGAAAGACTTAGATTATTGTTAAGCAAGACATCTCTACCAATTAAATTACCATAGTTTAAGATACTTTCGTCTATCTCAGCTTTTTTAAAAAGTGTAGGAGTACTTATAAATACAACTTCGGCATGCATTCTTTTGCTATAGTTTTTAATAGCTTCTAGAAATCCTACATGACCCTCACAACCTGGAACAATAGTAGTTATAATATAGCGTTTCATTTTAGTCTCTTTCTTGTAATAGAGGATCTTCGACTATTTTCGGACATAGTTACCCATTCCATATTACTAAGTTTGTAGCCTTCATCTGGATTAATCCTGTCAACAGATGGGGCCAACTTTCGATCATAGTTATTACAAATATATTGATTATATAAGAATACAAAGGAGGGGTGTTTTTCTGCCCAATCATAAAAGGTTTCTTTAGGAAGAAGCGATTTTCCTTCATAAAGATGATATTTCTTTTTTTGAATACCTTCTACTCTAGATTTCATATTACGATAAAGTCGCATAAGAAACCCTTTAGGTGTTTTTTCATATTCTTTATCTTTATTTGGATTAAGTGCTCTAGCCCGTTTATGATTATGAGGGCCGCAGAGCCCGTGAGAATGTGTCTTTTTACTACAACCTCGCTTTGAGCATATTCCCATATTACTTAGTTCCTAGTAAAGAAGCTGTGACATTAGCCGTAGCTTGGGAGCTGCCGCTAAGACAAACTCCAAACATACCACATTGGTTCTTACCTAACGCATAATCAGTAACTGGACCTTTAAAGTTGGATAAAGCAAGATCGCTAGCCGCCGCTACATGGAAGTTTTTATTGTGCATTTCATAGCAAGCTGGATAGGTATAGCAGGATAGTGAAAGGTTATGTGCACTATTCCCCGCAGCTACTACAATTTTAGCACCATTATAAAGAAGAACGTCCATGGCTAGGCGTTCAGCTCCAGAATAACTGCCATCTACCAGACTCATATTAACAATGCTTGGATTCATCTTTAAAAGAATGCGCATATATTCCAGCACTCGTGTGTTATAATTATGAGTTTCTGCATAACTCCTGTTTTCAGCATCATCATGGTACCATTTAATCATAGCTAAGCAGTGGGTTTTATTATTCATCTTTGAAGCAATAATCCCCAATATATTTGTTCCATGACCATTTACGTCTTGTATACCTTGGCCTGTAACATCAAATTGAAGACCTTTACAAAGGTATGGTTGAATCTTTTTATTATGGACAGGAAGTCCCGTATCAACAACTGCAACTACTTTACGCGTTTCTACAGGTTCTGCACCAAAGCATTGAAAAGCAAAACTAATCAAAAGAAGAAGCAAGAATTCCCTATAGAAGTCTTTAAAGAACTGTTTCATAGGCACCTCTACTGTCAGATTATTCTATTGAGTAACTTTTGGCAAGTACAATATTATAACTATGTAGATTAAATGGTACAGAATAACTAAAGATCCATCGTTTAAATCCAAGACTAGCTGAATAGACTTTATTTAAAGTATCCACATTGTTATTAATAGAATAGGCATCTACTGTCATATTAGAATAGAAGATACCCTTTTGAAGCTGCATGCCTAAATAAGCAGAAAATAGAGCACTAGGTTTAATAGTAGTTGTGGTATTCTTAGCAAAGTCTATTAAACCAGTGGCTTGTTTAGTTTGGACATTGTTCTGTTTAGCCGTTTCAATAAAACGATTAATATTATGGAGGATCAGTTGCTTTTTAAAAACAGCAAGATTATTACTAGGCCTAGGAGGAACTTGGATAAGTTGCCCATAGGCTATAAAAGGAAAGCATACCAATAGGATTAGTATGCGTCGCATGGCTATTCTAGGACTTCCCCATCATCCGTCATGAAAACACCCCAGTTAGCTTTATTTTCATTCTTATAATCATTGATCGCGCCAGGCTCATTAGCAATAATAGAATTAGGAGTAATTACAAAAACACCTTCATTTGAAATACCATTGATGTGATTCTTCTCTACCGCAAGTTTGGATACTAATCCAAAAGTAATATCAATACCGTCTTTAACTGCCTTGAGCATCTTAGTTTTACGAACTTTAATCACAAGACTTGAGGCATAGTAAATGCCATCGCCGCCATAGGGCGTGTCGGTTGTAGGACCTCCTGGGAAGGCTGGAGGCGTTTTATAGGAATGGTTAACGAAAACTAAACCTGCGTTAAACTTGCTATTAACTTTACGAGTGTTGTTGATCTTATGGCTCATAATCCGCATACGTTCTCGGATCACCTTGGCCGCCTTCATCATAGCACCACCAAGCTCGGAAGTACCATCGTCATTAATCGTAACGGAATCGCGGCTAAGAGTATTACCAATAGAATCCACGATCAAAAGGATATCAGAAAGAAGTTCACCAGAAGCTTGATCTGAAACGTATTTATCAAGTTTACCAAAAAGATCTTCAAGATATTCAGCATCATCCAAGATAACATTATCAAGATCAATACCCATACTCTTCATCCGAGAATGATCGACTTTACCTTCGGTAGTAATGAATACTGGAATAACCCCTACCGCTTGGGCTTCTTTAGCCAAGTAATATGCTAGACTCGACTTGCCGCCATTGGATGGTCCGTAGAGTTGTACGACATGGCCAAGGGGTAAACCTTGGAGTCCTGAGATGGCTTGAAGAGCTGGTGTAATAGGAATGATTTTATCTTCTTTAAAAGGAACGCTAGCAACCTTAATAGATTCTTTATACTTTGATAGATCAAACTTTTTAGCCATGTTACTCCTTGTTACAAGCTGAAATTAGCTGTGTACATTGAAACTTAATATAATCAAGTTCGCTTTCAAAATAGCGTTCTTGTTGTGCTAGTTTATTATGGGATTGATATAATTTGTTTACTAAATAAACATTGCCTAGGATGCTAAAAAAGAGCAACCCTTTAAGTATATTAAGCTTCATAACTTTAAGTATACCAAAGAGTAACTAAGCTGTCTACTAAAACAAATAATGTATAAGAATCTTGAATTAAACCTTTGCGTCTGTTAGCCTGAAAAGGTAATCAAACGTTATAATTAAAACTGGAGCAAGCTAATGCTTTTTAGGCCACGGGCGTCCTTTACGCCATTCGAGTATCCGCAACTATTTGAATATTTTACAAAACAAAATCAAGCACATTGGCTTTGGACCGAAGTTTCCTTGGCTGGAGATATCGCTGATTGGAATTCCAAGCTTACTGAAACTGAAAAGAATGTAGTAACTGGTATTCTTAAAGGTTTTACGCATGTCGAAACTTTAGTGGGAGAATATTGGGGCAACCGAGTATTCAAATGGTTCCCAAAGCCTGAGATTAAAGCTATGTGTTCTGCGTTTTCCAACATGGAAGCGGTACATGCAAAAGCATATAACTATCTAGCTGAGAGTTTAGGCTTAACTGAGTTCGAGGCTTATGCCAATGAACCTGCCGCCAAAGCTAAAATCGATCATATTTTGGATACGAATGGCAAGTCGCGTCCAGCCATTGCCAAGTCCTTAGCAGTGTTTAGTGGCTTTACTGAAGGCGTAAACCTTTTTAGTAGTTTTGCCGTCCTTCTAAACTTCAGCCGTTTTAATAAACTTAAAGGGGTCGGGCAAATCATTAGCTGGTCTATTCGAGACGAGTCATTACATTCGGAAGCCGGGTGCTGGCTATTTAGAATGCTAATCCAAGAGAATCCAGATATCTTAACTGAGGAGTTCAAGAAGGAAATCTATGAAGCTGCACGTTTGACAGTAAAGCTTGAAGATGACTTTATCGACATGGTATTTAAGACTGGATCTATTGAAGGTTTAGATCCGGTAGACCTTAAGCAGTATATCCGTTATCGAACTAATGCTAAGTTATCTGACCTAGGTTTTAAAAGCAATTGGAAGCAATTGGATAAAGCTGCGGTGGACCGTATTACTAGCTGGTTTGATATTTTAAGCTCAGGTCAAATCTTGACCGACTTCTTTGCATTAAAAAGTTCAGAGTATTCTAAAGGCCATGTAAATTGGGATGAGGTTTTTAAATGATTAAAGGGATTGATTATCCAAATTGGATGGATGAATCACAAGGACTTAAAACTTTACAAAATGGTTATCTACTTGAAGGCGAAACGGTAAAGCAAGCTTGGGAACGGGTTAGTAATGCCGCAGCTAAGCAGCTAGGAAAGCCTGAACTAGCTCCTAAGTTCTTTGACATCATTTGGAAAGGTTGGCTTGGACTTGCAAGCCCTGTTTGTTCGAATCTTGGATCAGAGCGTGGTCTTCCTATTTCCTGCTATTCTGTCCACATTCCAGATAGCATTGACGGCATTTATAAAACATTACATGAACAAGCTTCTCTTTCTAAGCAAGGTGGCGGCGTTGGAATATATGCTGGCGATATCCGCGCTCGGGGTATTCCTATTAAGAACGGAGCAAATGGCCATAGTGAAGGCGTAGTTCCTTGGATGAAGATCTTCGATGTTAGTACTATTGCTACTTCGCAAGGATCAGTACGCCGGGGTGCTTCAGCAGTATATCTTCCAATCGACCATGGGGACATTAAAGAGTTCCTGCGCATTAGGCGGCCTGAAGGCGACGTGAATCGCCAATGCTTGAATCTTCATCAAGGAGTTTGCATTACAGATGAGTTTATGCATAAAGCTTTAGGCGGCGATAAACCTGCTCAAGAACTACTTCTTGAAGTTTATAAAACGCGGCTAGAAACGGGCGAACCCTACATCTTCTTTACAGACAATATTAATAAGGCTAATCCAGAATGCTACAAGGATAAAGGATTGCATGTAAGTACGAGTAACATCTGTTCTGAAATTGTACTCCATACAGATAATGATCATAGTTTTGTATGCTGTCTTAGTTCTATGAACTTAACTAAATGGGATGAATGGAAAGATACGGATGCCGTTTATCTAGCTACTTGGTTCTTGGATGCCGTGATGTCAGAGTTTATTGAAAAAGCTAAGACAATCCCTGGTTTTGAGCGATCTGTGCGCTTTGCTGAGAAGAGCCGCGCTTTGGGTTTAGGCGTCCTAGGATGGCACAGCTTGCTTCAATCTGAAGGTACGGCCTTTGACTCATTCCGAGCTAAACTTCTCAATAGAGCGGTGTTTAGCCGCCTTAAAAGCGAAACGGAAAGGGCTACGAAGGACTTGGCGGTAGAGTACGGTGAACCAGAATGGTGTGTAGGGCACGGTCGGCGTAATACTCATTTGATGGCCTTAGCTCCTACGGTAAGCAATGCCACGATCTGCGGCAATGTAAGCCCTAGTATCGAACCTTGGGTAGCCAATGCTTTTGCTAAGAAAACAGCTAAGGGCGTCTTCATCCAGCATAATCAACAATTAAAGCTTAAACTAGCTGAATTAGGCCAAGATAGTGACGAAGTTTGGAAGTCTATTGTAAATCATGAAGGATCCGTTCAGCATCTAGACTTTTTGGATAGTAATACTAAAGATGTATTTAAAACGGCTTTTGAAATTGATCAAAGAGCTATAGTTGAGCAGGCTTGTGAACGTCAGCAGTTTATAGATCAAGCTCAAAGTCTTAATCTATTCTTTAGTAGCTCAGTGGATCCTAAGTATTTTCATTCCGTCCATGTTCAAGCCTGGAAAGGTGAACTAAAAACACTATACTATGTTCGTAGTTCTAGTGTTCTTAAAGCTGATCTTTCAAGTCGTGAAGATTCAAAATGTGAGGCTTGCGAAGCTTAATTTAAACAAATATATGTATGAAGTTGAAATGCAATAAATGTAAAATAGAAAAACCGCTAACCATTGAATTCTTTAAAAAAGGTAAAACTAATAAGTACGGCTTTGCGCCTCAGTGTAAACTCTGTTTAAACGCTTATCAAAAAGCACATAGAACTAAAAATAAAACGACAGTAAATGCTAAGCGTCAAGAGCATTATAAAAAAATACCTGATAAAGTAAGAACTTGGGATCAAAAATCAAAAGCTAATCGCAAAAAACGAATGCAAAATGATTCAGAATATGCAGCTTTTATTCGGAAACAGAATCTGGATCGTAGAAATAAACGGTTTAAAAATGAACCTAGTTATAAAATAGGGCATGCTCTTAGAACACGCATTAGGAAAGTTCTTAAAAATAGTAAAAAAGTAGGATCAGCGGTTAAATATTTAGGATGTTCTTTAAATGAGCTTAAGCACCGTATAGAATCCCTATGGCAACCTGGTATGACTTGGGAAAACTATACAATAGACGGTTGGCATATTGATCATATCAAACCACTATCTTCATTTAATCTAGAAGATCTAGAACAGTTTAAACAAGCTTGCCATTATACTAATTTACAGCCCCTATGGGCTAAAGACAATTTAAGTAAATCTGATAAAGTTTGACAAGCTTGCGAAGCCTGAGTATACTGAAAGAGTAGTAGCGGCGTGGAAAGCTGGGATATTCCGGATACGGTAAAGTCCCTGGAGACACGCAAAGCAACTTGGGGCGCTTATCGTTAAAAGGACCCAAATCGGACGCAGTAAAGCGGGACAGGCAGACCATCCGATCTTCCTCCGCATCAGTTTTCGAATAGCCAGACTCGCGACTGGCCTACTACATGTTTTGATAAACAAATAAGTATTGTAGGGATTCAGTTAGAATCCTGAATTTAAAACTTAGGAGATAAGTATGGATTACCAACTCGCAGTATTCGTGGGTCGTCTGCAACCCTGTCATATCAGTCATTTAGAAGCTATCCGTCAAGGATTAGCAATTGCTGATAAACTTCTTATCATTATCGGATCTTCTAACGCTGCTCCCAATATTAAAAATCCCTTCAGCTACGATCAGCGCAAAGCCATGATCTTGGCTGCACTCGACGAATCGGAACAAAAACGAGTAACTTTTGAAGGTGTGCGGGACTACTATTATAATGAGAACAATTGGGTAACAGAAGTTCAGAATGCCGTAGCGCAACATTCTAAACCCATGGATCAAATCGTAATGTTAAAACATTATAAGGATTCAAGTTCTTATTATCTTAATCTTTTCCCTCAATGGGATGCTCACCTAATCCAAAACACTAAGGTCATGAATGCCACAGACATTCGTAAATCGTTGTTTGATCCAGATAATCTTAAAGAAGTTACAGAATGGCGTGATAAAGGGATTGATAATTCAGCCTATAAAGGTAATTTTCTAGATCGTACTAAAAAAATGCCATTAAATATAGAGCATTGGCTTATGCACAACTTTATAGGCACAGAAGCTCATTATGCTCTTATTAAAGAATATCAGTTTATAAAGGCGTATAAAGCATTATGGGCTAATTCCCCCTTTCCTCCTACTTTCGTGACGGCAGATGCTGTAGTTATTAAAAGCGGGCATATTTTGCTAATTCGTCGTAAGTTCGAACCTGGCAAGGGACTTTATGCTTTGCCTGGAGGTTTCATTAAACAAACTGAATCCATTGAACAGGCGGCTATTCGTGAGCTTAAGGAAGAAACTAGGATTGACATTCCAAAGCCTATATTGCATACTTGTATTAAGGATATGAAAGTATTTGATCATCCAGAACGAAGTTTAAGAGGCAGGACCGTAACTCATGCTTACTTGATCAATCTTGGACAAGGTGAGCTTCCTGCTATTAAAGCATCGGATGACGCCCTGGGTGCCCAATGGGTCCCAATCCTTAGTTTGGGTAAGCTTGAATCTGAATTCTTTGAAGATCATTTTTCAATGATACATTATTTTGTAAGTAGGAGTTAATATGCCATGCTATGATGGAAGAACTGATCAAGATTATGAAAATGAAAAGTTAAAGGATGCTCTTAAAGAATTAGGTAATGATTTGAATGATGTTACTATGATGCTTTGTTTAAGTCTTGCAGCAATTCAAGAGAAAGTGCCTCAACTTTATGAGGAATTAGTCTGCGCTACTCCTAAAATGTATAATTGGCATAATGAGCATAAAAAACTAGATGAAAAGCGTAAAGCCGAAGCGGAAGCCGTGTTGCATGAGATTAAAAAAACAGAAGAGACTTTAAAAAGGCTTAAAGCTGTTTACGATAGGAAGAAGTAGTATGCTTAAATATGAAAAGATCTCCTTATTTGATGCGCCTAAAAATAGCCTAATCGTCCATGCCGTTAATGCAGGAGGTAGATGGGGTTCAGGAATTGCTAAGGAGTTTAAAAAGCGTTATCCTAAAGCTGAGACCTATTATATGGCTAGATGTGCTTTTGGAAGTACTCTTGCTAGATTTGGATGTCACCATGTTGGGGAAGAACACCTCGTGGGATGGCTTGGCACTTCAGCAGGTTACGGGCATACTAAATCCCCAGAAGATGAAATCTTAATTTATACGACTTTAGCTATTCAAGAAATGCTAATTAGTATATCTAAAGAAGATCAAAACCTTCCACGTACTGTTTATTCTAATAAGTTCAATTCAGGACTTTTTGAAGTACCCTGGGAAAAGACGGAAAAGATCCTTAAAACTATTTTAAAACTCAATCCACATATTGAGTGGATTGTTTGTGACCCGACATGAAAAGGCTTGAACGTCATATTAAAAATACAAGATGGACTCCTGTTAGTTTTGTAAGAAAAGATAAATACGATACTTATTGGCTAATGCGATGCGAATGTGGTAAAGAAAAGATAGTTTTATATAAAAATTATAAACAAGGTAGATCTTTAAGTTGTGGTTGCTATAATAAAGAAGTAGTAACTGATCGTAAATCTACACAGCAAAAGCCGTTTGGAGAAAGTGCATTAAATCACTTATTCTTAGTTTATAAAAAAGGAGCTAAAGAACGTAATCTTTCTTTTGAGTTAACTAAAGAGGAATTTAAGAAATTAACATCAGATATTTGCCATTTTTGTGGAGTAGAACCTAGACAATTAACAGGCAGAACTAAGTATACTCAAATTAATGGAGATTATACTTATAATGGAATTGATAGATTAGATAATAAAGAAGGTTATACTATAGGTAATTGTGTAACTTGTTGTAAAAGATGTAATTATGCCAAGCACAGCAGTACTCAAGAAGAGTTTGAAACTTGGATTAAAAGACTTGTAGATTTTCAATTGAGAAAATCGAAATAACGTAAGGAGTTTTATAATGAATAGTTTTCTTAATAATTTAATACTTGATGTAGATTCTTATAAGTCGAGCCACTTCCTGCAGTACCCGCCGAATACTACTAAAGTCTTTTCGTATATCGAATCCCGTGGCGGTAAGTATGCCCAAACCGTTATGTTTGGACTTCAGCCTTTGCTTAAAAAGTTAGAGGTCGGCGTAACTAAAGAAAACGTCGAAGAAGCTAAGACTTTCTTTGAAGCACATGGCGAACCTTTCAACTACGATGGCTGGATGTATATTGTAAATGAACTTAAGGGTAAGCTTCCTATTAAGATCAAGGCAGCTCCTGAAGGTAGCGTAATCCCAACAGGCAATGCTTTGGTAACAGTTGAGAATACTGATCCTAAATGCTATTGGTTAACTTCCTGGCTTGAAACTCAATTGCTTAGAGTTTGGTATCCCATTACAGTTGCTACCCAATCTTATACTATTAAGAAGATCATCAAAAGCTACCTAGAAGCTACTTCAGATGATCCTGCAGCTGAGCTTCCTTTTAAGCTTCATGACTTTGGATCGCGTGGCGTATCCAGTGAAGAATCAGCAGCCCTTGGTGGCGCGGCACACCTTGTAAACTTCATGGGTTCTGATACAGTTGCTGGAGTAGTTCTGGCTAATCGAGTTTATAAATCTCCCATGTCTGGATTCTCTATTCCAGCTTCTGAGCACAGTTCTATTACCTCCTGGGGACGTGATGGAGAGCTGGCAGCCTATCGCAATATGCTGAAGCAGTTCGCTAAGCCTGGAGCCCTTGTAGCCTGCGTATCGGATAGTTATGATCTTTATAATGCCGTTGAAAACCTGTGGGGCGGTGAACTTAAAAAAGACATCGAAGAATCAGGAGCTATCCTTATCGTGCGACCTGACAGCGGTAATCCAGTAGAAGTAGTTCTTAAGACTACTCAGCTTTTGGATAGCCGTTTTGGCAGTACCTACAATACCAAAGGCTTTAAAGTTCTTAATCATGTTAGAGTTATCCAAGGTGACGGGATCAATGAAGAATCGATTCGCCAGATCCTTGAGGTTTTGAAAGCTAATGGCTATTCTGCAACCAATATCGCTTTCGGTATGGGCGGTGCGTTGCTTCAGCAAGTAAATCGGGATACTCAGAAGTTTGCCATGAAGTGTAGTCATGCCGTAATCAATGGTAAGTCAGTTGAAGTGTACAAAGATCCTGTTACAGACCATGGTAAGAAGTCTAAGAAAGGCATGCTTGATCTAGTCTATCGTATGAATAAGTTTGAAACTATTCAAGGCGATAATGCTTGGGGTTCAGTACTTAAAGTAGTATTCCAAGATGGTAAAGTTACTAAAGAATATACTTTAGATGAAATCAGGGCCTTGTCAAATAAGTTTTAGTATGCTAATCTAAGAGCATGGAACCTAAATGGTTTGTTCTTGGAGATGTTCATGGAAAGTACGATAACTTGATGAAGCTTATTAAGCTGATTCGAGATGATGGTGGTTTAGACTTCAAGAATGGTGATATGCTAGTCCAACTTGGAGATCGTTGTGATCGTGGCCCTGATTCTTTCCGAGTTAATAACTTTTTCTATAAGCTTGAAAAGCGCTATCCTAGCCAAGTGATATGTTTAAAGGGCAATCATGAAGATATGATGCTTAAGGCTGCACTTAACATTGATAATTATGGATTTATGCTTAATGGCGGCGGCGCTACGATGAAATCTTATAAGTGCTATAGCAACAATCCTCAAGTTCTTGGATACAAGCTTCAAGATTGTGGACATTTACTTTGGCATGACCGTCAACCTATCTTTTATGAAACTGATAAGTATATTTTTACTCATGCACCTATTCCTCTGCCAGAATATCGGCATAACCAGGCTTCTCGTGATAACTTTAGAGAGGATAATGAGACTTGCTTTTGGAGCTATGGCGGTGATAAGTTAGTTGATTGGGTTGATCCTGAACCCGTACCTGGTAAAATCGCGGTATCTGGCCATGTTCATGGAATGCATAAGCGTAAAACAGATAACCAGTATATCGTCCCTGGAATCCGTCAAGTAGGTAGTAGTTTTTGCATCGATACTGGCAGCGGTTGCCACAAGGCAGGGTATCTTACAGCTTTAGAGCTTACAACAATGACTCAGTATACTAGCAATGGAGAGGTCCTAATAGGAGAGTTTATAAATGAGTAACAAAGTTGACTATAATACACCTGCCCATAAAGGGCATTGGATTAGTGGATCCTTTTCTAATCCAGCTACTCCTGATGAGATTGCTCAAGCTGTAAAAGATGGTATGATCCCAATGAGCGAACTTAAGGACGGCCAATGGTATGCTGGGCATTGCAGGAATGCTAGCAAGGCTCAATGGAAAGCCGAGGCTAAAGAGTTTAGCTATTGGCGTTATAAGTTTGGTAACTACTTTCTGGATACGGCTAATCATATCGAAGAAGATAACGGATTTGATTGTTTTATCCCTGTAGCAGAAACTACACCTGAAACTAAGCATTTGGAGGCTAAAGATGAATCAGATAAAGGTTGAACTTCAAGAATGGATGGGTTCAGATCGGCAAATTGCGGAAGCCGCTTGGACTAGTAGCCTCACCTTAGAATCCAAAGATACGAGGACTCAAGAAGACATAGCCCGAGTAGTTCAAATGCTAATAAAAGACAAACATGCTAGCCCTATTGAGGCTGTTGTCTTTAGATTTTGGATTAAAATGCCTATATCAACGGATCGTCAGCATATGACTCACCGTATTGCTAGTCATAATGGTATGTCTGGACGTTATAGGACTATGCCTGCCGAGTTTCAAGTAGTTCCAGATGACGTTAAAGATATTATTAATAAATTCCCAGCAAACTCCTTATGTAATTGGGTAGACGAGTATCAAGCTATTTGCAGATCTTCTAATGATTGGTATCAAAATGTAGCGGCGGCGGCTAGGCCGTTAATTAGTACAGAACATATTACTAATACTGAATTTAAACGACTTCGTGAGTTCTTTCGTGGCGTACTACCTCAGAATAATATTACAGAGCGCACTACAATTATGAATCTTCGTAGCTTTGCTAATTATCAAAAGCTTCGTAATTCAGAACATGCCCAACCTGAAATTAAGCAAGTAGCTGAACTTATGCTTAAAGCCGTAATAGAAGCTAATGTTTGTCCAGTTGCTATTGCAGCTTTGCAAACTAATGGCTGGAATATCTAACTTTAGTAACAAATATTAATAGTAAACGAATAGCTTTTAAGAAGGAATAAAATGGCAGCAATAACAGATAGACTTAAGACAGCACTTTTACATGCTTTTGGGCTTCCTGAAACATCACTTGAGCTAATCAATGTGATTAATGAGCAAAATCAACAAATTACACAACTTACAACGAAATTTGACGATTTACTTGTTAAGTTAGATTCCGATGCTGGAGTTAGTGATACTGACTATCTTGCTTCACTTGAAGTTTCAGAAGATTGGGATTCATAATAAAATGCCGAATACGCCACTTTCTCAATTAAATTATAGACCTGGACATCATTCAGAAGAAGCTGAGCTTTTGCATCACGAGCTACGAGTTTCTATTAACTCAATATCGGATGTACTAGAGACTAAAGTATCAAAAGAACAGTTTCTAGCTATAGTAGATAGCTTTACACAGAAAATAGAAACTTTAGACGCAGATAATAAAGTACTATTAAACATCATTAGTCAACAAATTCAGTCACTTAGTGATCGAATTACAAACTTAGAATAATTAAAAAGGAATAAAATAATGACAACTGTAACTAAACTAACCGGCCTTGCCTCACAATCTTACTCTGAAACAGACGGAACAGCACTTGTTCAAACTTCTACAATGTCGGATGCTGTAGAGCAAGCATCATTGACTTTGGCCATGGCCACTGCTGGCGTTAATAAAGGAACTACAGAACTAGAGCTAGTAAATGCTGCTGGAGTTACCGTTGCTACTATTAAAGGTAAATACGAAACAAACCTTACTGTTAACTTGACTGCAACAGAAGGCGCTTCTGCTAATAACGGTTCTACTTCTCAAGCTATTACTTGGAATGTAGGTTTGGACGCTTTTGGCCCAGGCTCAAAGATTAAAGCAACTTTCTCAGGTAAGATTGCAAAAGAAACTGTTACAGGTTCTGGATATGCAAGTACTATTAGCGGTAGTGGACATACGGTCATTACCTATCCTTTTAAAGCTGTTTCTGTTGAAGTTATTGAAGGTTCTGACGGTTAAGTTCTAACCTTTAGCTAAGTTTAAAGCTAGTCCTCGGTAGGTTCTTCGGGATCTATCGAGGTTTTTTTATGTCTAATAAAAATGTAGTTATATTTATAGAAGGCGGTTTAGGCGATCAGGTTGATTCTGAGCCGGTAGTGCGCAAACTAAAGGTGCTATATCCAAACAGTAAAGTAATATTAATTACACAACATTCTGAAGTCTTTGATCACCTAGGTTTAGATATCTACAAACCCGGTCAGTTTATAGTGCCTGACGACGCTTTTATAATCAATACCCTAAAGCCTATAAATCACGTTTCTAAAAACTACATGGTACATAAGCTATGTCATGGCGTAGACTATGCTAGTTTACAATGTTTAAAAGGTACTTTAACTGCTAAAGAGAAAGAAATAACCCTTAGCTTTGAGCCTAAGCACCTAGCTCATGTTGAAAAGCTATGTGGAGATACGAGTAAGCTAGTAGTTCTCCATCCTGGTCTTGGATGGGCTTCCAAAACCTTCCCAGACGACGTATGGGACTCTTGGATTGACTTTCTTCTGGCTAACGGCTATAAGGTGGCCCTAATAGGTAAACGTGTTAACGAGGCGCAGGGAGCGTTAAAACTAAAACCACGAACTCATCCAAACTTTGTAGATTTAATAGATAAACTTAGCCTTAAAGAAACATTCGCATTGCTGTCTAAAGCCCCTATTCTTATATCCAATGATTCGTCTCCTATTCATATTGCAGGAGCTTTTGACAACTATATAGGCGTTATAGCTACTTGCAAGCATCCAGAATTAATACTACCTTATAGGGGCGGTTTTGGTAATGTCTGGCATAAAGCAAAATCTCTTGAAAAGGCTAGGATGTATGATGAATATAATCATCTACCTTCAAAAGAACTATCTCTAATCTATTACCTTCCCGATGGCATAACTAGCATTCGTCCGTATCTACCGTCTCCTTTGGACATCTTATGCTATGTTCAATCTATATTAGTTGACAAGACTTAAGTTACTTAGTCTCTACTCCCACCACAAAGTACTTGCAAATTGAGTAACTTTATAGTAAGCTGAGGGTATGAGTAAACCTAACCGACTTTCCCATTCGGCATGCAATAAGTTTCAGCAATGCCCTAAAGCTTACCAATATCATTACATCGATAAGTTGCGTTCAACGGTAACTTCGTCAGCGCTCATTTTCGGTTCAGCAATTGACTTGGCCCTCGGAGCCATGCTTGAAGATCATAAAAACAATAATCTAGACATCCTAGGCCAAGCTTATGAAAGCGTATTCGTGCGCAATTGGCGGCGCGGCAAAGTAAACAACGTTGAAGTAGATCTATTTGATAATCCAGATATTGTTTATGCTGCCGCCGATCTTGATATTAAGCTTTTTAATCAGAAGGATTGGATGCAGATCTTGTCAGCTGGTCAGAACATCTATCTAGGTATTAATGCTTTTAAAGGAATTACTCCTGAAGCCATTATGGCCACTTATGATCTAGTGCTGGCTGAAAAGGAAGCTAAAGGCTGGGATAACTTGCCAGTAAATGCTAGGAAGTTCTATAACTATGTCAATTGGCTTTGCTTAACCAAGAAAGGCATCTTGATGCTTGAGGCTTACCGTACTGAAGTCTTGCCTAAAATCAAGAAAGTACTAGCTATCCAAAAAGAAATCAATATTAGTAACGATTCAGGTGATAGTATTATTGGCTATATTGATCTAGTTGCCGAGATGGATGACGGTAAGGTTTATGTTTTGGATAACAAGACGGCTGCTCGTGCCTACGACTGGGATGCAGTTGAAAAGTCAACCCAGTTAGCTCTCTATGTACATGCGGTTGAAAATGAATATAATACTCGTCATGCCGGGTTTATCGTCCTAGGCAAAGCTATCGATAAAAACCTGGTTAAAACTTGTGCGTTTTGTAAAAAAGATCTTAGCGGTAGCCGAGTCAAGACTTGTGATGAGATGCTTCAGAATGGATTACCTAGTAAAATGTACCGATGCGGCGGCGAGATCCAAGAAGTAGCGCATCCTAAAGCTACGGTTCAGATCTTGCTTGGAACTATTCCAGATCAAGTAGATACTTTGGTTATGGAAAATATGATGGATATTAATGCTGCTATTAAAACTGAGGTATTCCCGCGTAATTTGAATGCTTGTGATAAACCTTTTCCCTGTCAGTTTAAATCGCTTTGCTGGAAGAATAGTATGCAAAACTTGGTCGATACGAAGGAGAAAGAATGAGTAAACTTAAGTACTATCTAGTAGAAAATGAAAGAATGACTTTAAATAAACTACATAATGCAGATTTATTGCTCAATGCACGTAATAGAGATTGTATGTCACGCATGTCTGAAGAACTTTTAGGAACTATCGGTGGGCTTACTTTTGAACAACGGGCTACTTTTGAGAAAATCTTCAAAATGGGCTATATTGCAGGTTGTTGCTATTATCCAGAAGAACAAGATTAATAGGATTATACTTTACAAATTGAGTAACTAGTGCTATCCTCAAAATATAGGAGATCTAAATGAGTAAAGTAGGACAATCGATCAGGCTTAAGCAAAGCGAAACCAAGCCTTATGTAACTTTAGGCATCGCGACAACTGACGAAGGCTATGAACTTCGCAGGGTAACGGTAAGTGGTCTTGAAGTACAAGCTTTTAAAGTATTGCTTAAATCTAAAGAACGTGCGGAAGTAATGCAGCAATTGCAACTCGAGTTGAGTGCTTATATTATTAACTTTAATCGTGGTGAAACTAAGGAGACTAAATAATGGAAGAAATGTGGGAATCTATAAAAGATTATCCCGATTATCAAGTAAGTAATTCTGGTAAAGTTTATTCTCTAAAGAATAATATGGAATTAAAAGGTCAAGTTGAGCGTTCTGGGTATAGGTTAGTTAAGCTTTTTATTAATGGAAAAGCTAAATCTTGGATGATCCATCGACTTGTAGCCAATGCTTTTATGGATAACTGGAATAATAAGTCTCAAGTCAATCATAAAGATGGAAATAAACAAAATAATTACTTTCTTAATCTAGAATGGGTTACGGCTTCTGAAAACCAATTGCATGCTATAAAAGAAGGTCTTGTACGGCATTGTGAAGGTGAAACGCACTTTAATTGTAAGCTTAGTTCTAATGATGATGCTGAAATTGCAGAATTATACAAAACGCAATCACAAGTACAAATTGCTAAAATGTATGAGATTTCTCAGTCTAGTGTTGGACGGGCTTTAAATCGTTATTATAAGAAAGGAATTAAATAAATGAATCGTTCTGAATCAATTAGTAAATTGGCTGTAGCTTTGCTTAAAGCTCAAGCAAGTATGGGTAATGCCAGCAAAGGCGCATCTAATCCTTACTTTAAATCGAGCTATGCCGATCTTAACTCTATTCGTGAAGTCGTAACTCCAGCTCTTAATGCTAATGGCATTACGGTGCTTCAACCTACTACTACTTTGGATGGTAGGGCTTTTGTTGAAACATTGCTTCTCCATGAATCAGGTGAATTCTTGTCAAGTTTGACTGAAATTACAGTAGCTAAAGCTAATGATCCTCAAGCGGCAGGTAGCGCTATTAGCTATGCCCGTCGATATGGTCTGCAATCCTTCCTTAGTGTTGGTGCAGTAGATGATGATGGCGAAAAGGCCATGGCTCGAGGTCCTAGCCCTGCTCAACAGAAATGTGAGGCTAAAGCCGCGTTTAAGGCCGCCACCGCCGCCGTCTCAGAACCCCCTACAGTGCCCGCTACGCTTCCTGCAAGCGCCGTAGCTGAACGTTTGGCCGTAACTAGGCCCGAGGTATCGGCTGCTCCTGTCGCAGCTCCTGAGGCCGTTAAAACGCCTAAAAAGACCCCGTTTAATAAGCCGGGCAAGGTAGCAACCCCAACTCCTATAAGTAATGGTACTGGCGACGCTGGAGGTTGGTCATGAAATGGGTAATTGCATTGGTAGCTTTGGCTGCTTGTGTGACTTCAGGTCAAGTAAGAGAACATAATCACGATACTCATAATAAAGGAGTTAATTAAAATGTCTGAATCGAATAGTAAATATGTAAAAGTAGGTCAAATTGTTTTGAATACGGATAAAGAGGGTAAAGAGTATCAACAGTTAATTCTCAATAAAGAATTTATTGAAAATGCTAATAATCTTATTAAATTGGCTTTTCTTGATAAGAGCGGTGGTCGTCGCTTTAATATTTTTGAGCCATTTGAAGGTGCACCATCTTTTGTTAAATATAATGTTTGTGTAAAAAAAGCAGAATAGTAATACAATTTGTGCAACGGCGTGGAAAGCTGTGGAGCTAGTGATTAACGATAGTCGGCTTAAGAGCAACGGATCACACGATATGTACCACTGGAGACACGCAACGAGCCGTCGTAGGGGCCATGTAAGAATGATCGGCAATTCCTCTAAGCCAGAGTCGCGTCTGGCTTGCACAATTCATTTTGAGTTGGCTAGGTCGCGCCTAGTCCTGACCTGATGGTACCAGGTGACTCCGGGGAGAGACCCGACCATTTTAGGAGAAATATGAAAAAATCAGCTAATGAACTTGCTAAAGGCTCTAGTCGTCGAAGACGAAATGAACGAGCAAATACCTATCAAGCTATATTGAATGGCGAATTGGTATTGCCTAAAGTTAGAGTTAAAAAGCCTACTAAAAAGCAACGTCGTCTTGCTAAGGCGGCGCTAAATGGATAATACACCTAAGTTTCAAGAACCCGTGCCCTTGTTTGCAGACGATGCCCCTTCTTTGATCAGCGATGAGCTAGCAAGTAAACTTAATCCAGAAGAAGGTCCTTTAACCGAAGCTGAGATTGAGAACTTTAAACGAGTCCTTTCTGGATTGCCTAAAGATAAGAAAGTTCGTCCTCAACGCTATTGGTACAATGGTGACTTGATTAGTCGTGAAGAACATGATAAACTGAGCTGGCAAGAGAGACATGACAGTAGTAATCGTGGTAATAGTAGATTGAAATAGATTTTACAGCGAGCTATAGGACGTCTAAAGGCTCCGCAAGGTAGGGGATGAATTCCTGATTGGTCCGGTAAAACGGACTAAGTGCTGTAAGTACGAGTCACCTGCGCTGTGGTGAGATTGGCTAAGCAACTGTAACGGGTTTTATTAATATTGCCCAGTGCCTAAGAAATATTAGTAGCTGTGGACCTCGTGGCTAGAAGGGTGTAAGTCCCTAGGGGTACGATTTTATACTGGAGGAGAGATGCAATTGGACTTTATTCGCGTTAGTTGTGGTCTTAACGACAAAGGCCGCCTTATCCCAGCTTCCGAACTTGGGAATGCAATTCAAGATCATAATAAAGATTACTATCGCTCTATTTTTAAGTACACCGATAAACATTATGCCGACTTTCAAAAGTCAGGCTCCGTAGCAGGCGTTACCGATCTATTGACGTCAAGCTTAGTTTTTGACTTCGATTCAGCTCTTAATCCAGAACTGGCGCGGCAAGATGCGGTAGAACTAGTTTCAAGGCTTATGAAAGCTGGAGTTAATACTGACGACTTTATGGTAGCTTTTAGCGGGCAAAAAGGCTTCAGCATTGAATTAGATACCCGCCATACCTTTACCCCTATCCAAATGAAGCGGTTAGCCTCAAATCTAGCTAAAGATCTTAAAACATTTGATACTAAGATCTACAACGCCTCTAGGATCTTCAGGTTGCCCTATACGAAGCATCCAAAGACTGGATTGTACAAACTACCTATTACGGTAGGCCAGCTTTCAGAGCTTAATATGGATCAAATTAAAGCCATGGCTAAAGACTTGGATAATGCTGCAGATCCAGCTAATGCTGAAGTAACATTACCTGAGACTCTTTTGGATATCTTCCAGCCTGAGAAGGAAGTTAAGCCTGTTTATGATGGCGAAGAGCTTAGCCAAGACTTTAAAACCTTGGACTTCTCGACTTGCCATAAGTCCATGCCTAAGTGCAAATTCTCATTGTTGAATGGGTTCTTTAAGCCAGGGAATAGAAACCATGCCTTGATGGCGCTAGCGGCGCATTATAAAAGCCATGGTACGCCTAAAGAAGTAACTTATCGCATCCTAAAAGGTGCAGCTGAACTTCAAGCTCGTCGCTTTAATCAAGAACCTTATGAAAATGACAAGATCTGGAATGAAATCGTCAAAGTAGTTTATAGCCCGACTTGGAAGGGTGCAGTCTATTCCTGTAAAGATCAGGAATGGCTTAAAGAAGTCTGCCCTAATGACGGGATGTGTAATTCTAAGCAACGCGATTCGGTAACTGACGTTACGGAAATGGCTGCTAGTTTTACCGACTTCTCAACTAACCTTGAAAAGAATCTTATTAAAACTGGGCTTAAAAGTCTAGATGACAAGCTTATGCTTTTGACTTCGACCTCAGTAGGTCTTTTGGGTGCACCTGGATCAGGTAAAACTTCTTTAGCTCTTAAAATCCTAGCCAATGCTAAAGAGTCTGGTAGTTGTGGACTTTTCTGTTCTTTGGATATGGGTAAGCCCATTGTATTTGCTAAAATGGCCATGAGTGTTTCAGGACTTAATGATCGCGCACTTATCGACGTGTTTAAGAACAATCCAAAGAAGCGGGAAGAGATTAGCCGCGCCGTTAAAGAGAAGTACGGATCCTTTCCTATTTCCTTCAGGTCTGGGCAATCTGTCCAGGATGTTAAGGAACTCGTAATTGATCAGCAGGAAAAACGTGGTGAAAAGATCAAGCTTGTAGTTTTGGATTACCTTGAGCTTATCGGTGGCCCCTATTCTGATGCCACAGCTAATTCTGCTTATATTTCAGCACAGCTTAAAGATCTTTCAACGGATCTTGAAACTTGCGTAATTACCTTGGTTCAACCTCAGAAGTCGGCGGGTGGTGCGGAAGTGCCGCTTGAGTCTATGCGCAAGATTAAAGGTGCCTCGGCTCTTGAGCAGAACTTTAGAACTATTCTTTCGGTATTTCGAGAAGGGTTTAGCCCAACGCATCCAGAAAATGATAAGTACATGACTATTAACTGCCTTAAAAACACTTTGGGTGGATTGTTTAGTGTAGATTACCGTTGGAGCGGCTTGCAAGGGGAGCTTTACGAGATGACTTCAGAAGATAAGGTTGATTTGGCCTATCTTCGTGAACAAAATGCTAAGAAAAAAGATGATTCTAAAAGTTCAGGTTGGGGAGATTAATATGGAAAATGATGTAGTGCCTGCGATCTTGTTTATCGGTGAAGTTGTCAAAGTAAGTACTAAGATTATGACAGAACTTGAACCTGAACCAGGTGAAGATGCTGAAGTTCAAACAGCTAGTGTCATGTTGTTGGGTACTGTTTTGGATAGTGATTGTATGTATTTGACATTGGGTGTAATTGATGAAGAAGGCGAATCGCACCCTAAACTCGCCATTAAGCATGCAGATATTGAATCTATCCAAGTTTATGAAGACGATGTTGAAAATATGCTCGATCCAGCTAAAGCCGTTGACGGAAGTTTAATTAATTAAATCATGCGTAAAACAGAAGTAGTAACCTCCTCAGCTAGGCTTGAAGAGTTAACTGAGCTATTCTGGGAATCGCCCTATCTTGCGACCGATACTGAAACAACTGGCCTGAAGCGGTTTGACGAAGTAGTAGGCATCTCCTTTAGTCCTAATGCTGATTACGGTATTTATATCCCTATCAAGATCTGGAATGGTCAAGAATTAGTTAAGCCTTGGAAAGACGAGGCAGGTTGCTATGTTTTCGATTGGATTACTATGCAGTTATTAAAGTCTAAACGACTAATTACTCATAACGGATCATTCGACGCTAAGGTAATAAATACGACGTTTGGTATTGATGTTATCGATAAGATCTTTTGTGATACTCAATTACTGCATCATACTCTTGATTCCGATCCACCCCACGGTCTTAAGCCGCTGGCCGCCAAGTTTATTAGTGAGGATGCTAATGCCTCCCAGGACGATTTAAAGGCCTCTGTAATAGCAAACGGCGGTAGTTGGAATGCCGAGAACAAGGAATTCTATAAAGGTAACTGGAAGCTTCTGGGGACATATGGTGCCTACGATACGATCTGGACCTATGCTTTGTTTGAGAAGTTCTGGGCCGAGCTGAACCTGCCTAAGAATGCGAAGCAGCTTAAACTATTCCAAGAAGAAGTTATGCCGCTTCAAGCCAGTACTTATGATATGGAAACTTATGGAATTCGTGTGGATGTTGCCAAAACAGAAGTACTTAATGCGCAAATGGCTCAGCAAATTGAAGTTTTAGAAGATGAAGTCTACGCTACTATGTCCGATCAGCTTAGATCGTACGAGCTTAATAAGATCTTTGAAACTACTAAGATGACCAAAGCTTCGGCTTTAGGTAAGGCTTTAATAGCCGCTAATCTTGAGCCTAATCCAGAAGATCCAAGAGTTCAAGATATCGCTTACGATTTAGCTATTAAAAGAAAAGAAACTAAACGAATCTTCAATTTAGATGCGGGAGATGACAAAGCTTTTCTGATCTATGATCTTATGGGAATTCCCTGTACTGAGTTTACAGCTTCGGGTAAGCGTAGTACTGCTAAATCTACTATGGATGCTTTAGCTGAAGCTAATGAAGATCGTAGCCCCGTCATTAAAATGATTAGGCAACGAAGTGGTGAAATCAAACAGAAAACTACTTATGTTGAGGCTATTCAATCCGACCATATTGATGGGCGAATCTATAGCGGTTTTCGTCAAGTAGGCACTACCTCAGGACGCTATAGCAGTGGGGGTAGTAGCATTAACATGCAGACCCTTCCTAAAAATGACACTAGGATCAAGTCGCTGTTCATCCCAGATCCTGGATGGGTTTTTGTGGCGGCTGACTACTCAAGCCTAGAACCTAGAGCCTTTGCCGCAGCTAGCGGTGAGCCTAAACTTAAGAAGATTTTCACGGATGGGCTAGACTTCTATAGCTCTATCGCAATTGATGTATTAGGTTTGAAGGGGGTATCTGCTAATCCAGAAGATTCAGATTACTTGGGAACTGTAGATAAAGATAAAAGACAGTGGGTTAAGGCCATAGCACTCAGCATTCCCTATGGAGCAGAGGCTGGAAGATTAAGCCAATTATTAAAGGTTGATTATCAAGAAGCTCAAATAGTCGTTGATAAGTATTTAAAAGCCTTTCCCATTCTTAAACAATGGATGGATCGATGTGCTTTAGAGATGAAAATGAACGGCTATGTTGATGGAATCTCAGGTCGAAGAAAGCGCGGCGATATTGTTAAAGAATTATATGATAAAGGAGTTAGAGATTTCGGTAAAAAGAATACGGAAAAGGTCTTTAATAAAATAGGACCTAGAGAAGGCATAAAGGACGCCATCGGCCTATATCTAGAATGCCGTAATCTATTGAACGTATCCAGAAATCATAAAATTCAGTCATTAGCAGCTTCTATTTGCAATCGAGCTATGATTAAGTTCCGAGAGTCTATCAAGGCTTCAGATTTAAATGCTACAATTATACTTCAGGTGCATGACGAGCTTGTAGCTACTTGTCCTAAAGAACAAGCGGAAAGGGTAGCTGCCATACTAAAAGAATGTATGGAGCATAATGCCATTACTGCCATTTTGGATATTCCTTTTATAGCTGAACCGATCATTACTGATAAATCTCTTGCTGAAGCGAAATAGATAGTCTATACTAAACTTATGAAACAAAAAGACAAGATCAAAAAGCTACTTAACGAAGCTTATGAAATGCTTAGTCGGCAGGTACTCCCTAGCGAAGAGCTGAAAGCGCGTGCTATGCTTAAAATGGCTATTAATATCGTCTTGGATGCTGAGGACGAAGAAGCCCCTAAGAGCGGTGCTGTATGAACGTAAGTATGGCTGTATTTATGCTAGTAGTTAATGCCATACTTAATTTTATAGCAGTTGGTGCAAATGCTCAAGATGAAGAACGTCATGAAGTGAGTGGTTTTTGGTTTATTGTTGGACTTCTTAATATTTGGGCTATTTACGTAATGTTGGGGTAATAAAATGATCACTATTTGGACAGTACTCAAAATATGGTTTGCTTGGGTAGTTCTTGCCCCAGTTGTCGCCATCTTGACTATCTTTGGAATAGCCGTAAGCTATTCAGCTGTTCAAGAACTTTTTAGAAAGAAACATAAATGAGCGTCCTGTCTGGTATCCAAGACACGTTCTATTTATTGGCTAGAGAAGGTAAAGAGCCTTCTTTTATCGAAATTGAAGCCAATGACTATGCGGCTTTACTAAATGAAATGGAATCGCAGCAATCCTATTATCTTAGAGATCCTATGCCCGAGCCTCCAGTTGCCAAGTATACGGTTAATTGGTTTGGTGCAATTGATTCTAAAGAATACGATCATTCTGCTCCAGCCTATCTGGATGCGTTGAAGAAATGGCAAGATCAGCAAGAAGCTAAATCTAAAGAACCTCAAAAGCTTGTAATGTGGGCTCCTTGGGGTCAAGTCGAAATAAAAATGAAGAAATGAAACTTCCTAAAGGCCGAGTAGTTTGGCAATATGTTTCAGGCGGCGGTATATACGGCATGAAAGATCGCGCCGCTAAGGGCGGTAGCGGTACGCTATCCTTACTTAAGATCGGATCATGCATGTTCATTACAGGAGATTTAGGACTAGTCACGACTCCAGTCCAGTCTATTGAAAAGATCGATGGCTGGTTTTATGTCAAAACCATGAATTCAGTTTACAAAGTAGCTGAGCAAGAGTTCAAAAAGCCTAAGAAGAAAACTAAATGAAATACCTTATATTGTTTTTAATTATGAGTTGTTCGAAACCTTTATGTAAAGATCGTCCTTGGAATTACTTTGATTTAGAATGTCAACCAAGCAGGCCTAAATGAAATATCTGATCGTTCTAATCGCAGGAATCGCAGCTTTGACTTATATCGATCATCTTTATAACAAAGATCTTCAGCAAAGCCATGACTATAATCGTTGGGTAATCGAGCATTATTGCCATACTAATGGCGTTAAGTAAGCTTAAGTACAATTGGAATATGATAGGCCCAATGACCTGGATCTTTAGCTATTCTATCCAATAAGCTATTACTGTTCATAATAATATCAGCAACTGGATTACTAAATACTAGTTCTCCAGTATAGTCAAGCCTAACCTTAGTCGCGTAATGCAAAGTAAAAAGATCATTTAAACTACTACCAGGAATTGCCCGTTTAAGGCGATCTAAATCGCTATTCCTAAACTTAACTCCAAGCTCTTTGGCTTTTTTATGATAAAACTCAGCCCTAAGCTTGAATAACTTATCAGACTTCATTAGAGTCCAGTCCTAGTACTTCGGGCGAATGATCCAAGATGCCGTCGTATTCTTCCATACCATACTCGTAAAGCGCAGCTTCGCCGTTAATCGTAATCTCAAGATCGTTATGGACTAGCCGATAGTCTTTAAAGCCTTCCGGTGCAGTCTTATCATAAACTCGAAAAAACCATGTATCATCTAAGTCGCGATGCAATGTGCCTTTAAGGCCAGTAGCATTGATTGTTTTCATTTGTCTTCCTTATTCATGACTATAAATTCGCCTTCAGTAGGCAGTTCTCCAGAAACTTCAAAATGTGCAATAGCATCTGGTTCAAAACCGTAAAGATCTTGCAATTCAGAATAAATAGTAGTTCCAAAAGATGAGCCATGAGTAGTATTGGATTCCTCGCCCCATTCGTATATAGGAATAAAGAAGACACTTTTCATTTAGTGCTCGTCCATCTTCCAATTTCCTCGCCATTCCAGCCAAGGATAATGGTGCGTCGTTCCTTATCGTCTTCCTCAAAACGGGTAGCGCCCTTGATTAGCTCTGGATAGTCTGCCGAGCTGAGCAACTCCCTACGCAAATTAGGATGCTTCTTAAGGCATTGTTGATAAGCATAATTGTAGACTTGCTTGCGCCACCAAAAGAGCGGGCGGCCAAAGACTTTACCGATAAATTCACTAATATAATAGATATCCAAAGACCAAAGCCAATTAGGATAGTTCTTATGCTTATAGCAATATCCAGGGAAGATCAAGCCATGAAGACTTTGATCATTAAATACTGCGTAGAATCTAATAGTGCCGTACTTTTCCTTAATTTGCCCGCCAAAGCGGCCATAGCGATGACTATAATGATAAAGAATGTCTTGGCAAGAATTCATGCCAGCATAGTCTGTAGTATCGTCATCGTAATAGCTCATGTAATTACCTCAAATGTATTGGTTTCAATGCAATGCTTAATGAAAGGATATAAAGCATTGTGAAGCGCCTTATTAAAAGGCTTATCCAAAAGGCTAGCTTCGCCTATTTGATCTTCCTTAACTAGATCGGCTATGTAGTCTTTAACGATATCTGGCAAGGAACTTGGATATGACGTCCTGTACACCTCATTACGACTAAGTAGCTTTTCAAGCCTGATAGGCTGTACCGTATAGCTGACGTCAATTGTAGGGGCTTGTGGGCCTTTAGGACGGCTATTGGGCAATCCTTTCCACTTGGTTTCCTCAGCTGTAAAGACTTTCTTATATCGATTGCCGCCGATACTTACAACTACGCCTTCAACGCCCATAAAACCAGGAACTAGCTTCGAGCCGTTAGCCTTAAGATCGGCCATAACTTCGCCAATCTTAGCAGCGTCTACACCGCCTTTATAAAGGACCGGCACTACGCTAGTTTTAGGCGGCAAAGGACGCTCTTCTGGCCATTTCCAATGATCAAAGAGTACGAATTGCTTTTCAGTTAACCCTTCACCTGAATTAATGCCAGGACCTACCCATTCCCCAAAGTGTTGGCCTACGCCTAGTTTTTGGATGAATTCTACAGCATTGGTATAGATAAAGCTCGCGAAGCCGTAGTTATCATTTTCAGGAGTAATCCAGCGAGTACGACTTCCTACTTTAAGGATATACTGCTTACCATCAACTTCAATAAAAGGCGCATCTGGTTGAAACCCAGTAGCTTCTAGAACTTCGGCAATGTAAACTTGAGCATTAGTACCATGCAACTTTTGAGTAATGAACATGGGAAGTCCATCAAGGCGTTTGATATCTGGGAATGCTTTGAATTCCATATTACTTCTTCTCTAATGATTTAATAAAAGTAATCATCATTTCATTTACACATTTAGCTTGAGCAAGTTCATTTTCTGGATAAAGTTCAGCACAATATTGCTTGAACCAGTCGGCGGCTAGGTCGATCTTATGAGTAACTGTAACGTCTCCGCTTAGTTTAACTCCGCAACCTGTAAGCATTGCTAGTATCAATAAATACTTCATTTAAGCTCCTTATTGCACATGATTTCAAACAAAGTAGTGCCTTGATCATTTTCAAGAACCATGAGATTGCATTTACGATATTTGTCGCGATAGCCCATATCGTAAAGGTCTTGGTTAGCGCTAGCGCATGAGGTTAGGAGTAGAATTAGAAGTAGGTATTTCATTTGAATTCCTTATCTTCCGTGGCAGAGAGGGCTTGGCGGGCGAGAACAATCGCGGTGTCTAAATCGTATCTAGTTCGATCAAGAAACTCGTCGTCTCGACTCGACGGCATCATTTCGTATTCCCATTTACCGACATTGTTCAGAACATTGCTGCCGCGCTTAACTTTCCACGTGTTTTTTTCCCAATGCGTTTTAATTACTTCAATACAGTTTGAACTCATCGGGTGTCCAAAGGTGAATTGGCTGCATGTCGCGAGTTTTGCTTCGAGGGCTGCGATGCGGTTGGCTGCTAACTTTTTAATCTCAAGATTTTGCCGCATCATTGCCTCCAGCTCCTCAATCCGTATGGCGTCCTTCTCGAATTCGGCGGCGATGTCTGCGCAAAGCGAGTCATAAACGTCGCAAGAGTCTTGTGCCTTTGCATTCTCAACAATCTGTTTTGCACGTTCGGGCGCACTCTTCGTAGTCATTCCCCGTTCTCCTTAGACCAAAGCATACCATTTCTAACGTAATCTCTAAGTTGTTCAAGATTTGTACTTACTATAAAGGCCCATGGATAATCAACATGCATTTTATAAGGCGCAAGTTGTTCTAGTTTATGATCAATTGCTTCAACCAATTGCCTTTTAGCTAGCAAATAACCTTCACTTGGATGTTTCATTGAGTGCCTTAATAAGAGCATCTGCCAACATTACGGCAGTAGTTGGATGTTCTTGAACTAATCTATTAGGACTATTATGTGCCCCTGGAATAGCACAAACGCAAAGTCCTTGCAAAGCAAGTGCTGCGAAGTATTCGCGTTTAGTAATGCCTGGTTCATTAAGCATATTTACAATTGCTGGAAAAGCCGGTTCATCTGGTTTCATTCTTCCTCCTCGAAGCCTGGATCAGATTGCCAATCTTCAAATTGTGCTAATTGCATTTCAAGTTCTATTTCACGTCGATAATCCCTAAGAGACTGCATAGATTCTAAGTAATCGTCGGTATATTCGACTGCAAAAATCATGTCCATTTGATAAAAGTCATTATGGTAAGTCCACATTGCCGGACCAGCTTTAGATGCGCTCATCGTCTTTGGACTCCCGCATTCTTCTAAGGGTAGGATTGCCCGTATATTCCGAAAACTGAATTGACCAAACTTCGTCAGCACCAGATCCCTGTACAACATGAGGTGTTAGCCAATCTAAAAACTCATCTTGACCGCGACCATATTTAGTCTGCCCTACAAGGATAAGTTGTACTGGATCTTCAGGGTAAGCGCGGTTTATATATTTAGCAACTCCGCTACAATGATAAGCTGAATCTAAAAGGCCTAATTCCTCTATTTTTGCTTTAAGTTCTTTTTCGTTAACTCTAACTTCAGCATTTACAATTAGTTTTTCATAATCGCCCATTATAACTTCTCCTTAGCGTTTTTACGATCCCAGAATTCAGAATAATCTTCAAGTCTAGATTCGTCAAGTCTAATGTAAATGCCATTAAACAAGATCTCAACCAATTCCTTCTTAGTCGCCGCACTGTAGACGTATCGCTCAAAGGTAGCGTTAATATCCATTCGACTGCCGTTAACCATAAATTGCACCACTACGACCTTTTGATTAGCTTTAAACTTGCGCTCCATTAGCCAACTCTACCAATCTCCTGACAGGATGTCCAGGTTTAAAATATGCTTGAACATCGGTTAACTTCAAGTCTACAGGCAATCCAAAGGACCGCAGTCTAAGCCATCGCATCATCCTAGAATCAGGCTTCTTAGCTACGAGCATACCACCCACCATCCAAAGAACCCAAAGCGGCATAAAAAGCCACCAAAAGGGTGTAAACAGATTAGGTAGTCTAAAGATAGCCATCAGGTTATAAAATGCAATATCTCCACCTTGCCGCTGATATCGGATATCGTATTTATCTGGATTCTCATTATTAAAACAATACCAATGCTTATCTCCAAAATCAGCTACTTGCTTATGATAGTCTAATCCATACATCTTGGATAATCTAACGTAAGAAAGCATGTTATCATGGGCATCGCCCCGCGCATCAAAGCGCGACCGTCTAATCCTACCAGGTCCTATCGTGATCGAGTCTAGTGCGCTCTTTACAATGTATTCAAAATACTCTTTAGGAATGCCCATATCAATTGCCTGTTGTACATAGTAATCCAAATAAGAGATACCGTTATCGCTATGGGCTTTACGATCATCTTTAGGTAATTCTGGAAACTGTTCTTGAAGCCACGACCAAGGATCTAGGTTCATAAGACCATCTTCGGTCATGAAGTTAGCTAGAAAGTCTTGATGAATAGCTTGGAATTCCGGTGATTCTTGATCTAGCATGCTATCTCCTAATAGTGATGATTTTCATTAACAATATTATTGTTTGAATCGACTGTAAAAATACAATGATCATTATCAGTTGTGGAATATGTTCCAGGAACTAAAACACTAAACCTAGTATTATTGCCTGCAGTATTATCCGAGAAGGAAGCTAGCAAGGTCCCATTAGACAACTTAAGAAATATTTCATCATAAATCCCATTAGCATCGCCACAAGGGTTGATAAGCCCAACCGGCGTAAAAGGGGTAGGCGGCGCGTTAAGTCCGTTCGTTCCATTGGTCCCGTTACTTCCATTTGAACCGTTTGTTCCATTAGTTCCTGCCTGTCCTGTCGCACCTTGTGCACCGTCATTGCCATTACAAATAGTTACCGATTGGATATTAGTATCATCGATATCCAAAGATAAATTATCGTTTGAGTCAACAGCTAACATAACTGTCTGCCCACCATTAGAACAACTCGTAGCTGCCAAAGTTGAGTAGACTATACTATGCCCATTGCTCCCGTTAACTCCATTTGAACCATTAAGGCCATTGGTGCCATTAGTGCCGTTGCTACCTGCAGCACCTTGAGCGCCCGTCGCTCCAACTGCTCCCGTTTCGCCATCTTCGCCATTCTTAACCAAAGCTTGAGTTCCATCTGTGCATTGTATAAGTACGCCATCATCAGTCTGGCTGATTGAACAAGGTTGCATCCGTTCTGGCGGTCCAGGCACAAGTCTAATTGAAGTTCCAGGACCTTCTATACAAGCCATAAGCAATAACAAAACAGTATATTTCATACGCCTATCTCCATTTTGGTTTTAATAACTTCATCAAAATATTCATCAATAAACTGAGCCATCTTTAAAACAGTATCTAAACTAAGTCTTATCTTAACAGATTCGTTTTCTGCGTCAATAACTATAAATTGCTTATTGTGTGTATTTTTAACTTCGAGTATGAAATGCTCCCCTATTGTTGGATGTTCCGTTACTTTTAGGTCAATGTTATTGATTTTCATTATAATACCTTTCAGCTCATGAAAGCTAGCCATCCAACTTTAGCAACTTCTAAAGCTTGAGGCAATGTAAATACTTTACGTTCATGGCGACCACAATGACGCATTTCAATAGCTACCTCATCACTTCCAGTATAGTGAGTTTGGATGGCGTTAACTTCTTTACCGCAAATATAACACTTGATCGGAATCAAAGGTACTTCGACCTTAGGTGTCGAAGGTGGGACATAGCCGCCATCCCAATTAAAAGCAGTTAAGGCTTCGTCATTGCTAATGCCTAAAGCTTCAGAATGTCGAGCATTAGCGGCAATTTTATTGAGCATATCTTGAGCCCACTGACGACCTTCATTTTCACTAGGCCAATAACGGACTGCTTCTACTTGACCTGTATTAATATTGCTAATAATAGCGGTCCAACGAGTTTTAGGATCTCCAGTGCCTCCCGTTTCGTAGACCATATAAGTCTTGCTCATTGTTCTAACTCCTTAAGTTTATTATAATATCCAATCTTGCGACTAGGTGTTTTACTATGAAAACGCCCAAGGTAATAAGGATCGCCGCTTAGCTTATGCCGTTTGATTACCTTAGCCGCGCAATAACTGTTACCTATTATTGTATAAATATTATACTCCAAACACTCACTACTAGCTATAACTGTATTTATTTGGAAAAGGCCATAATCTAGAGTCCCATTGCTGTTAAAGTTAAAAGCTACTGGATTAAGTCCGCTTTCTATAAGCCCTATGGCTAACATTTTAGTAGGATCTAGGCCGTAAGCCTTAGCAGCCTTTGAAATCGCACTATAGACTTCTACAGGCGCTTTAAACCCTAGTCTAGTTGAGTAGCTTTTAAGTGACTCCGCTTGCGCTTCTTTACAGCCTTTAAGTAGGGCTATAACTCCAAAGACAAAAAGCATATAGAGTAACTTGCTTTCATATCTAGCCATAATACCTCCTTTAAAACAAATATACTTTATGGACATTGAATCGCCTAATGATTCGGATTTCTTAGATTACTTCTTAACAGTAGTGGCCGAGCATCCCTCGCCTAAACTTATAGCTACCATAAATGAGCAAGGTCAAAGCTTAACTCCTTTCGACGTAGCTTGGGCAGCGGGCTTATCGGAAGACGTAGGTCAGTATCCGTTAATTAGTTCGCCTAGTCAATATATAAATTACTTTATATTCTATGCTAAGTCTACTGGCTTAACTGGCTATTTGTCTTTCTATCCAAGCATCTGCTAGTTATCATCTAAATCGTCTTGAGGCGGTCCGGCAAATCGAAGCGTCCTTATCTCCCGAACGTATTTAAGCTCTTTTTCCCAAAGCGTAATAGGTTCTTTGCCTAACAATTCCATATCAATTGGACCATATCCATTCTTCATAATCTGAAGTGCGCTATCTAAGTCTTTTGCAATGGCATAATCCTCAAAGATCGGATCGCCGTGACAATCTTGGACTTCATAAAACCTAAAATAAAACTTAGTAAACTCTTCAGGTAACATCTTTATCTCCAATTCGTTTAAAAGCACCTATGGCCGCATAAAAGGCAAAAGACAATGCCCAAACTAAAAGCCCTATCCAAATTGGCAATAGTAAGAATATATAAAATAGAAATAAACCTTTCATTTTAGCTTTTCTTTAATATAATCTTTTAAAGCTTTTATTGCAAAATAGCAAAACAAGTAAACAAAAGCTATGCCGTAAACTAGTCCATAAAAAACCAGGACTAGCAAAGCGCCCCACAATGGCGACAATCCAATAATAACTAGCATCAAGCCTAATCGCATAGCAGCTCCTTAGGCGGTACTTGAAGCGCCTTAGCAATCTTGGATAGCATGACTAGACTTGGTGCCTTTCCGCGTTTCTCAATATGCGCAATCGTTGCTTGAGAAATGCCCGCTAGTTTAGCTAGTCTAGCTTGGCTAAGTTCCATAACTTGACGATAATGCCTAATTTGAGTTTTCATTTAGCTCCCAATAGCTTTCTAGCCGTTGCGTTACGATTCTTAAGCCCTTTTTTTACTTCGGCGCGCATATCGTCTTTAACCATGGCGAAACTGCTAAGATTGAGCGATTGTTCAGCCCAGAAATCAACTAGCCAATTGGATAAGGCTAGCCGCTCTTCTACCGTTTTAAGACGATCTACTTCGTCGATAGCATTGTCTAGGACTTCTAGCATACTAAGTTTATAATTCATAATTAATCTCCTTTTTTAATAGCTTCAATTGCTTTAATAGCACTACTAGAAACATGTGTCAAGTTACGATCTGCAATAATGTAAAATGTAGGAATAGCTAAACCTAAATCTTCATTCCAATATTGCTGAATTTTTTCATATTCAAAATCTTCACTATTGCGCAATCCTTTAATCTGTGCATCGCATATCGTATGCTTTAACATTGTAGTAAGTAGTCCTGTAAAAGTCGTAACCTTAACTCTTGGATTAGCTATGTGTATTTCCAAAGATTCCGCGCGTCTTACGGGCACTCTAGCACCGTCTTTAGACGGATTATGTCCAATTAGAATCGTTATTGTATCAAACACTTTCAAAGCTTGATCTAGCACGCTCTGATGTCCTTTATGCCAAGGGTTAAAAGAGCCTGCATATATTGCATGTTTCATACTACCTCACCATAAAGTAAATCAATCCATAATGTGTTAGGTGATGCACCATTTGATCAAGTCCCAGTGCCCACCAAAATAGAGTGTTAGCTCGCTTTTGTGCATCGGTAGACTCCATATAATCCTTAGCCGTTAGTGGTTTAAAGCGGCCTAGCAAATCAGGACTAGCTTTAATCCTATCCATCGTGAAATGAATAATACCATCCCATAAGGCTAATGTGATAGCCAATTCAGGCTTAAAGCATAGGGCAATGGCAAGAGTAAACACCGCGTGTACGCCGCTATGAGCCATTAAAGGCAAGATCCATTCGGTGCCTGGTAGAAACTTCTTAAGCATATATTTGCCCTGAAGCGGATAGTCTGCTAGAAAATGTTTAAATTGGTAGATAACCAATAGCAAAAAGATCTTATTCATATATCTCCTTTAATGATTTAGAAAACAGTAAGTAGGCACGTCGTAGTGCCACAATAGCCGATGCTTGTTAAGTCTAAGACTGTAAACTAGAAAACAAGGGCAGTCAAAGGATTCAAGTTTATGCAAGTCTAGTGCGCTTGGATTAAAGATTTTAATCATACAAGCCTAATTTCAGATTCATAGTTGCCTGTATCCATATCATAGCTAACAATCCCTGCGCTACAAAGCTCGATAAGAAGTCCTTGGACAAGATTGCCATAGTCCTTAACACTTAAATTCATCGCATCGCAAAGCTCCCAAAGAGGCATAGCGCCTTTTAGGGCTAAGGTATCGCGCACCATTCTAGAAGTTATCGTTTTGTGAAAGGTCATATTCCCCCCATTGATAACGCGATCTATATTTCTCAGTGCCATATTCTAGAACTAAATAACCGCGCATTTTAAGCTCATTAAGTTTACTATGCATTTTCATTGTATCATAATCGGGCAATTTAAGCTTAGCTTGCAATTCCTTAGCAGTCATATGACCGAAATAGATCAAACTATTAATGATTAGTCTATCAATATTCATAATATTCCCTTCTAGCTAGCGATACGGCCTACTAAATGGCCGCTAGCTTTGTCATATACTTCACAAAACTGTTTTTCATCCGATTCAAGCTCGAGATATTCAATAGCCGTCATTTCGTTGCCGTCATAGTCTACGAAATAGAACATAGAGTCAAGTCTATGTTTAGGCACCGGATATCCGTTATCGTCTAGCAAGTCAAATGGTTCTTTAGGGATATCGTTGCTATCCTCAATATCTCTAATCGTTTGAATATCGCTATGGACTTCTTTAGTCGAGTCTTGAACTACTTTGAGCGCATTTTCGACCGCTACGCCATTATTACGACTAGGCGTCGTTGGATAGGTTTTTAGATTACTTCTCCAATCACTTGGATAAGTATCATCCATATAATCATTTTGCCATGCGCTGCTACCATAAGAAGCTTCGAATTGTGCTTGGCTGTAATAACTTTCTTTACGTGGAATAAACCCCTCTTGTTTAATCAATTCCCCATTTCGGTTAAAGGTCAAAGCCATATTGTCTTTAATAGCGTAGATTTTAGTATGAGTCAAGCCCCCTTCTTTAAGAATCGACTTCAATTGATCGGCATTAGTTCCAAAGGCCATAGATTCAATGCTAGGTATCCAACAAGCGTTAAGGTTAGCCGTAGCGTCTTTAATGACCATAAGCTCGCCTGTTACCTTATTGAGCGCACCAATAGCATAATAACCCGCTAGATTCTGCACAATCCCTTCTAGACCTTGCTCCGTCAAGTAATGCAATACATGTTCGGAATCATTAGTAGTGCGCTGCTTATATTCTTCGCCCATGTTTTGAACAATCCCATTATGTATAACACTCCAAAGTGAACTATTCAATGGATGCGTATTATTAAGGCTAACTTGATTAGTACTAATCCTAGCGTGAATAAGTAAACCGCCGTTCATGATCTCAGGAATCTTGCCAAAAGCGTTAGATTCCCAAGCTTCGAAGATCGCCTTAAAAGAATCAGGCACCGCGCCGTTATTAAAGAATCGATTTTCAAAGTATTCAGGATCTAAGCACCGTTCGCCTACGAATTTATTACCGTTTAGCATAGACCAACCAAAACCGTCGTTATCCGATTTACCCATAATCTTAGCCGATGCTGTAAGTAGTTTACTCAATTGTTTATGTTTAAGTTTCGCTGTATTGGTTAGAATCATCAATTTACACATTATGCCGCCTCACTATCTTCATGGTTTTGATCAAATGCCGCTTGTTCAGGAGTCAAGACGTTAATTCCCGCCGACTCTCCAAGCAAAGCATTATCAGGATTAAACTTCTTAATTCGCTCCATAATATAAGTTACAAGTGTCGCGCTCCAATTAAGCTTAGCAGCGTAACTTTCAATAGTCAAATCGGGCAAATTGCCTTCACAATGAGCTACTGAATAAAGAATCTTAATCCAATGTTTAATCTTAGTAAAGTTAATAGTTCCAGAATGAAGTCTAATCTCAATGGTCTTAAACTTGCTAAAAGCCTCAATATCGTTAATGCAGCTATAGCGAGTATCTCGACCGCCTTCAGTTGAGGTACTGCCTACGTCTGAGCGGCAATAGGTGTTATTGATTCTGGACTTAGGCACCATGGCCTTGAGCATCGGCAATACTTTAGCTAGCTTATTGACGCTAATGGATGGCCGCCTTTCATGGGTTCTAAAGTCCAAGTGAACATGAAGACCGCATGACTTATTGACTTTAGCTCCAACGTCTTTAAGCAGTTTGCAAAACTTCTCAAGATTAGACAAATCGTTAACATTAGTCAAGATGCGAGCTTCAAGAGGAATCTCGTCAACGTCGTCGTCACAATCAATTGAGCCGTCTTCGCCTAGATTAATGCCTTTAATGCGTAATTCAGTGCATTTTTTAGTAAAGAAGTCCTTAGCAGCATCAAAACCGCATTTAGCCTCTTCACATTCACTATGATCGCCATTTTCACAATGGCCACAATCGCCGCATGATCTAGGCGGAAAACCGTCTCGCGGCATAAAGAATTCAATTTCGACGCCGATAGCTTCACCTTTAGGGATAGCTTGTGGAGTCTTAGGATTAGATACGTTGAAAGTCCTAGCGAAGAGTTTCCAAATATGCTCCGTTTGACGATTGAAGATTGAACCGTCCAAGCCTTGACGTACTTCTTTAGAAGAATCGCGCATATTACTCAAAGCCCTAATCTTGCGCTTTTGTTTATCCAAGCCTTGCGCCGTATAGTCTAGAGCGTCTTGCGTATTACCTCTTTGGATGAGCTTTAGTACGTTGCGTTTTTGCTTAGTCTTAAGACTGCTAGTATCGAAAATCAATTTGCCATCTTCAAATTTAAGTAGTTTAGTCATGTCTATTTTCTCCTTTATAGGTTTAGTGCCATGAATGAATTTATTATCCAAAACGATATCTAGGAATTCCATTGGTTGCGACATTTGGCCGGTATACGTTATAGTTCCTATTTGCGTTAAGTCTAAGTTAAACAATGAACTATTTGGACTTGGACTGAGGAGCATAGGACGCATTTCGTTTCGACCTAAGTCTATAGCAGTCCGTCTAATAGCCTCTAAAGTCAAAGTATTGCCAATATCGTTAACTTCACTTTCAGCTAGCCTAGCCTCTAATTCTAAAGCTTCGTTATAAAATAATGAATCTCTAAGCCATCGGACTAGTTCGGTGCCCGTAGCCGTCATTTGAATAACAGCGCTATCTACCCATTCGCGAGCGCATATATCGGAAACCATAAAAGGAATTCTTTGATTATTTATCTCATAGTAAATATGAGGCATACTTAACTTACCTCTTCACTAGACGCGCTAGGAGCTTCGCCATTGAGTTTAGCCATCATAGCTAGCTCATCGGCATAGGCTTGATCATAGAGCCTTGTGAGGATTTTAAAGACGTGCTTAGGATTCTTGGACTTGATATAATTGCTAGTTACCCATTGTTCAAAGTTAACGATATTAGGTGTTTCCATAAGCTTAAGTCCTTTCAATTGGATAATTGTTAAGCAAATCTGAAAGTGTAAAGTCCGATTCATTTTGAATCATTTGGATTAGTTTAGCCCGTTGTGCCGACCAAGCTGCCGACCTAGCTGCCGACCAAGCTGCCGACCTAGCTGCCGACCAAGCTGCCGACCAAGCTGCCGACCTAGCTGCCGACCTAGCTGCCGACTCAGCTGCCGACTCAGCTGCCGACTCAGCTGCCGACTCAGCTGCCGACTCAGCTGCCGACAAAGCTTGTGCGTCGATTTCTTTTAAACTAAACTTAATTACAGCGGTAACAGCATCCCATGAGCGCTTATCCGTTTGTTTAGCTAAGAATAGACTTTCAGCGGCGCACCATGCTCCGAAACGGCGCATAATTCCCTCTTCTACATAATCGCCTTTAGAATTAAGCCAAAACAAATCTTGCATCGGAATAGCTTCATTTTTAAGCAAGTCTAAGAACGTGCCTTTATAGTCTTTATTAATAAACTTAATCGGATCATAACAAGGACCGAAATCAATGATTTCTTGATAAGTAATTGTTTTCATGTATCTCCTTTTAAGCGGCTATAAATAGCGTAAACCATTACACTTATTATGATATAGGTCATAATCCAAAGGCCTTATCACATAGCGATAATTGGTCAACTAGATGAGTTTCAACCATATACCAAGGCAAATCATAGTAATCTCGATAGCTGATACCTTCATTAAGAAGATACTCCCATGTTTGATCGTCTGGAGTCAACCCGAATCGAAGTAATATTTTAATAACCTTTTGGCGAGTTGTTTCTTCTTTACTCGGCATGATGAATCTCCAATTTAACTTGCTTTACAACATAAAGAATCTGATAACCTTCTCCTAAGTTACTAAAATAACACTCTAATGCTTCTTTTAAATCTACAAAGTCTGCTAAAAGCGTCCACTTATCTCTAAAACCATAAACCAAATAGACTTCATGATTGCTAGGTATCTTAAACATATGTTCTGCTAAGTATGTGATTTTAGGTTAGGGGCAGAAGGGCTACTTATACTTTTACCCTATATAAGGTTACTAAATCTTGCATAGCTATAATAAACTCAGTTGAATCAATATCAACATGAGGATTAGATAACAGAGTCTCAATAGCCTTATAGATCTTAGATATATCCATAAAGTTAACAGGTACTCTATTAAAGAATACGTTATAGGTATTATTTATACGCTTAGCTAGTTGTTTATTAGTCTTAGCCATATTAGATAGCCTTCTCAATAGTCTCAGTCAAAGCTTTAATGCGATCTAGGTAATGGTCCCTTTGGAATAGCAAGTCTTTACTGATAGGCTCATATTCATTAAGCATAAGGTCTAGGCGATGTTCTAGGGCTTCTAGCTTAGTCTTAGTTTCAATGAGTAGTTGTCTATCGTAGTTAGTATCGCATGATTTACACATAATATTAAGCTCCTATCGTGATTATTAAGGTTAGGATGAGTATGGTCAAAGGGAATAGCCAAAGGACTATCACGTTAAGGTCAATCTTGAACATGGTCTTCTATCCATTCTATCATAGCTTCTCGAACATTGTCGCTATCATCGTCGTGGACTTCTTGCAATAGGACCATTCCCTCAACATTTAAAGGCATAATATCTATAATGTTTTGAGGCAAGTTACGTACCCAAACACTTTCAAAGCTTGATCTATATAAGTCGTCTGGTATAAAGCACCCTACTGCACATTTATTATTGTTTGAACCTCGATAAGCGCATCCTATGCCGTCCATGGTTGATGCCGTGCCGTCGTTGCCTTGCTTAATAGCTTCGATCATTGTGGCCTTAGTATGGCCGTTAATTGTCTTATACATGGTTTAATCTCCCTATAGTGTATAGATTTAGTAAGGTCGAACGTAATTGATCATGGTTAAGGCTGTTAGGCATACGCTGATTAGGCCTAGCCAAAGTAAATAATAGTCTATAGGACGCATAGTTAATACCCTTTCGGCGATAATGAGAATCGTTATCAAAATCAAACTGAGTGTTATAAGCACTTAATCAAACGATTGATTAATCTAAATTCAGCTACTTAAGCAGCTAATCTCATCATTTGGAACATCTCGTTCATGTTTACTTGCGCGATATCCCTCAATCGTTGGATGTTCTCAAAGTCCGCATCGACCAATTTAGCCCTAAGTAGCTCGACCTTAGTTCCTTGATACATCGTAAAGAACACAATAACGTTACCTTCATAGTAGAATTTAGGCTTATTCATAATATTATCCCTCTTCTTTATTGTTTATATCAATATCTATCAATAATCGTACCGTGAATATCTAGTGCAATATTGATCTAATCGTTAGACTATCAGTTAAGCAGCTGTATTCCTTAGACGCTTGTTTAGCATGAACCGCTGTAGACTATCCATGCTATCTAAAGATAGGATGATATCAGCTAGAGTGTGTACCTTTTTACTCTTAGATACCTTTTTAGCCCGTTTAGCCTTATCGGTATAGCTCATTACGCCGCCTATAAGCTTCACGTACTGCTTAAGGCTAAGCTCATCGACTAGGCGGTTATAGATAGTCTTAGTATCTACTTGAGTGATCTTAAGGGCGTATAGGGCGTTAAGGTCGATCATAATTACCTCCTAAGGTATCAGGTTACTAAACTAGTTACCAGTGGTCAAGAGAATAGTATAGCCTAGGCGCATCAAACGACTAATCATATCACTAGGCAAAGCCTTGGTGTATATCCTACGCCCAATGAAGACCATCTTATAGGTCTTACCCTTGAGTGTGAATTCCCTTGTCTCGGTTAGATTGGTCATACTAGGTATGTTGCATGCGCCATGCCATAAGCTAACCTTTGGATATCATAGGATCGTTAAGTAATCATGGTGTCGAACTTCTATACAGGGTATTGATATCATTGAGGAATAGATTAGACACTGCACTAAAGATTGTCACTTGCGGCGTAGTGCCCGCGCATCGTATAATGATCGCGCGTACGCGTAGCAAGAAGCATGCCTGGCATAGTTCTTGCAGGGGGTTGCAATAGTCGTGCCAGGGGGGGGTGCCTTAACTTTGGACAACAATTACACATGTATGCTGACACATATAGCCTATTGCCATTCTTAACTTGAGTAACTTTACCAACGATCTCGCCAAGTAAAGCTTCCCCTAGTTTTCTTGCCTTGACTTTTTGAGTAACTTCGGTTAATCTAAAAGTATGACTGTACTTGAACTTATTACGCAACTAATTGAACTAGAAGAGCAACATCCTGGTAAGACTGTAAAAGGACAACTGAACTTTGGCCCAGCTCCTAATGAACTAATAGGTGGTCTTTTGCTTTGGGAGTTTCCTAATGATGATATTGAGTAACTTTATACTACTCGCGGGCCTGGCATCGCCCGATCCTCGTACCTTAGTCTGCACGATAGCCTACTCTTCATACTATGCTGGTTGTATTGAACAACATTACGGTAAGGGTCTAGATGAGCAAGCTATCCAAAAGGTACTTAAAGAATGTAAAGCTAAGGCTCAAGGATTTACTAAAGCTTTAGACGTGTGTAAAGATGCTAAGTTCGATTAGACGGCCTACGAGCCTCAAGGCTAAGACTTAAGGTAGGAGTCTAGGCCAACCTACTCAAGCAGATTAGAAGATAGCCTAGGGGCGTATAGACGGCGGGCTTAGTCATTGACTATACATTATCCAAAAGGTATACTAAACCTATGACTAGGAATACCGATCTAGAATACAAACTTAACTATCACATACTTAAGAGCGTTAAGGCTAAGTATCATCTTAAGAATACTAAGTGTAGGACCGTGCACCTAGGAGACCTTAATCGTGAAATAGGCTTAGGTCTTAGGCTTAAAGACGAACCTAGCTGTAAGCTAGTCTTTAAGACGCTATTTGCTATGTGGATTGATAATAAATGCTTTGAACTGTATCCTGAACCGTCTTGGGTATGGGAACTATACTTTGACCTTAAGGATCTATAATGTTTAATCTACTGTTTATAGCTATGTCCATGTCTGCCCCGCTTTTTAAAGTAGGGGATACCGTAATTGTACAAGATAGTGAATTCGCTAACTGTTCAGCTATAGTTGCTGAAGTTTATGAACCACCTGGTCAAAATAGATATGACGTAGATGTCTTTAAATGTCCTACTCGCTGGTTTAAGGGTATGAGGCGTTTAAAAGATGTACCTGAAAACTTCTTATCCTTGCCACGCTAAAACAAATATTGTTTACATGGAAACCTTGCTCTTTATTGGATTACTAATAGCTTTTACCTTCATCCTTAGGACTGCCTTTAAGGGGCCTGGCCTAGGGATGGGAGGTGCCGCGTGTCATGAGAAGCGCGAACCTCACAAGTGGACTTGGGTTAAGCATGAAGGTAATGACCGCTTGCGGTGCGCTAAGTGCGGCGACATCTTTGGTGTAGACAAATAAGCATAGCCACGTTATACTAAGGCTATGAATTGGTTTAAACGTAAGAATAAAGCATTACCCGCCGTTTCAAACGTCATGACAGCTGAGGCCGCCCGTAAGGCTTCACAACTTGCCAAGATGCAAGTAGAGCTAGAGAGCCTTCAACAAGCTAAAGAAGAGTATTCAAATTTGTTGAGTTTAATCAATGTTGAAATTTTGGCAGGAGCTTCTCAGGTTAAGGTAGCTATACTTAATTTACAGTTCCATAATCTAGTTAACCTTAGTCATCGTGTAGAGCTTAAGGGTATTTATTTCCATAAAGAACTAGGACTTAATGTAGCTCAAACTTATATTATTACTGAGCTTAAGAAGCTAGGCTACCAAGTAGTACTTCGTAATATTTCAATGCCCGTGCATAGGATCGTTGGCGATGCTCCTAGCCTTTTTGCTGGACATGAGTTGCTCATCTCATGGGGCTAGTCGTCAGCTAAGGCTCTGGCTCGATTAGGATTAATTCTAGTCTTACGTAAAACTCTATTTACAAAAGGCGAACGTTCCCAATTCTTTTGGCTAAAATCAAATCCATAACCATCTTGATATATAGCAAAAGCGTTTAATCTGGTACTGTGTGAGTTATTAAAAGATGCGTCAGCACTGTTATAACGATCAAGCGGGTAGTCTAGATCCTGCTCTAGTTCTTTATTTATATATTTCCAATTAAAAGGCTTAGTCATTGGAAAACCTTTTAACCATAGAATTACTGGCATCCGCAATTCGTCCTGGATTAGTTTCTTTGCGCTCGCGACGATCTTGGTGTATAGTAATTTCAGATAAAGTACAGTAAAAAGATGTTAACATAATTAGAGATTTAGTATTATAATGACGTGTTTCTAAATGCTTTAATCGTTGATTATGTAATAAAGAAGTACCCTTAAGACTAATCATTAAAACTACTACCAATTCCCATACTCTTTTGATTACTAAATCCCTTAGTAGCACGGGACGATTGCGCAAAGAGCTGAAGCATTGCTTCTTCTAGCGTAATATCGTAAAGAGCTGAACGAATAACTACTTCTTTTACATGGGCCACGCTAAAGTTATTATATTTATTATCTTGGATGGCCAGTTTAGAGGACTCAGTAGCCTTACCTTGACTGAAGAACTCAAGAAATTTAGCGCGAAACTCAGCAGAAGGGCGCTTAACTTCCATCACATCGTCAAAACGTTGAGGACGATTAGTCAAGTTTTCAAGAAAGTTCTCTGGATAGTTAGTAGTAGCTAGAATCATTGTAGGAATTGTGAAAGTCTTCTCGACGTTATCCAAAAGAGACAAAAGACTGGACTCAGAATAGCGTCTGCCGCCATCTGCATTTTCAACTCCACCCAAATCTTCAATGATAAGGAAAAGTTTAGTAACTTTATTCGTAGCATATTCAAATCTTTTAATAAAATCCTTAACATGACGTGCTTCATACTTATCGCTAGGCCAGATCACGATACAAGTATCTTCTTTTTGAGCATACTCATTACAAACTTTAGAGATAGTTTGGCTCTTACCACATCCTGGTGCGCCATAAAGCAAAATAGCACGTTTAGGATCCATGTTGTAGAGTTTATAAACATCAAGTTTATTAAAGAATGTATTAATTTTATTAGAAATATCCTTAGTTGAGATGTATTCTTCAAGGATATTAGCTGAAGTAAAGCCTGATTGCTGAAGAACCATCTTTTGATTTTCAATTGCAATAGTAAAAATTCCAGCACTTACTGAATAGGTTTCGACAATATGCGTAGGAGCTTCGACGAACTCCCATTGTACAAAACGATCATCGCTTGTAAAAAGACTAAAGTCTGATTCGGTGATCTTATCGCCTTCTTTTACATTTTTAATATCCGTAACTGATTTCACTTTAAAGAAGTTTGACATAATTAAGACTGTCTCCACTTTTCATACATTACCCATTTAGTAACAAAATCTACAAGATCTAGCCAAGTATTATTAGGATCAGCTAACCATTTTAGATAGGTCTTAACTAAGAGAGTTTGAGTTCCTCTTTCAACTATAGTAGGATACATCTGACAAACCACTGAAAGTTCTACCTTAAGAAGCGGATCAGCTCCTCTATCCCTTGGCTTGCTCATTCTTGGCTTTCAAATGAGCTTCGTGAGCTTCTTGTTCTGTTCGAAAATATCCAAGATGCTTGAGTTTACCTTCTACACGTAGAACTGCCTTGTACTTTTTGATACGACGGTTGGCTTCGAAGCTTACTCCTGTAAGATATTTAGGCTTGTTCATTTGAAATCTTTAAAACTCTTTGAAGCTTGAGGACCTGTATCATTCATGTACTTACCTGAATAGGTTGTGCTTTCGCCCTTCTCTTCTGAGTAGGCGATTTGCCCTATTTTCATACCTGCATAAACTCGAACTGGGCGCACCACAGCTAACTCCAAAGTAAGTTTTCCGGCGTATCCTGAATCAATAAAACCCGCTGTAATATGAACAAAAAGTCCAAGACGGCCAAGACTAGACTTACCGTAAAGTACGCCTACTAGGCTTTTAGCTTCGGTAAATTCATTAACTGAACCGATATACAGCTCGCCAGGATGGAGTACTAGACCTTCTTCAGGAATACTCACTTCTCTTGTAGGATTTGTACGTTTAGGATCTAGAATAGGATCTGTGTACATCAGAAGTTTAGGAGCAAGTGTAAGATCATACGAATCAGGATTCAGATTTTCTTCTACAAAAGGCATGATCGTAATCTGGCCCTTTTCCATACGCTTTTTAATCTCAGTTTTAGTAAGAATCATGAGTTCTCCTTAGCTGCATCTTCTGCTTCCTGCTTAGCAATAATCTCCCTAAGCTGGGCAATACGTGCAGTCTGTTCAGCCATAGGCAATTTAAGCATGCCTCGAATAAAACGACGCTGGTTATTTACCAATTCCAAACGACTAGCATTAGTTATCGGAGCAATCTGTCCGGTAATGTCAGTAGTGTCGTAAAGTCCCATACGTTCAGCTAATTCTGTAAAAGTCCTACGGTTTTTAAAATTAGTTTTCATTATTAGATAATTTCCTTCAACAAGATTCCCATGGCCACAAGTTGCAACACAATTGCAGATATACTATGATTAGTAAATAAACATAACCAACCTGCAGTACTTAAAGTAACCCCAATATACCAAGCTTTACTCATTTAATAAACCTTTAAAAATTCTACAACAGATTCAAGAGGAATAAGAATACCCCAGTTAACACTATTATCACCAGCGTACAGCACTCCAGTAAGGTGTCCCCAGAAATTCACTACTGGGCTGCCACTATTTCCGCCAAAAGCTGGTATATTTGTAAAGGCTGAATGATTAACTTCTACGCAAACGTTTCCGTAAAGCGTAGCTACGTTTTTATACATTCCTATTTCTTCTTTGCAAGGCTCTTCACTAACCATTACAGCGACTTCACCATATCCAATAAGCTCACCTTTTGAAAGGGTGAGCGGCATAAGTCTGGGATGCCCAACTAATCCAAGTTCTTCTCCAATACGAACACTACCAGCAATACTAACTCCAGTCATTCCAGGTACTTTATCAAGTAAACAAAGATCTGCTTTATTATACTTCTCAACTACGCGAAGAGGAATAGGACGTCGGTCTGCAGTCTTAGCATAAACAATACCTTGCTCATTAGCAAGCGCACATACATGTGCATTAGTTAATGTAAGCACGTCTCCAGAAGGAGTTTGAATAGCAAAACCTGTTCCACCCGAAGTCTGTGCTTCGTTAGTTAACATTACTACCTGAGATCCAACTTTATTACGAATATAATTACCATGCCATTGTGGAGCTTTTACTCCAATAATGCCAATAACTATTACTGTTGCTAGAAACTTTAGAGATCTTTTAATCATTATTTTAAACCTTTTCCATAGTTTTAAGTGTTTATATCCTAAGAATAGCGTAACCTTCTAACCTTGTCAATACTTTATAAATGTTTGACAATAATTGTTCAGGCTGGTAATCTAAAAATAGAGCCCATCTGGGTCGGCTATAGCTGTGCCCGCGCTAATGTATTATTCTTCTATGCTCATTCTATAAACATTCTTGGATTAATACATATTATCCTTGACAAGAATTCTTAGATATTGGTATACTAAGCTTACGAACGACTCTTCCTGAAGAGGATCGCTTCGAGCTTGACGCTCTACGCTACAGTCTAAGTCATGGCAAAAGAGACTCTGAAGAAGATCAATAGTAAGCTTAAGGCTTAAGTATAGCTTTAATCTTGACATGACTTTAAACATAGACTATCCTTAGAATATATGGAATTTAGTACTGAGAACATTAAAGATCTGCTAAAGGCTGCCCGGCCTATTATGGTGTTAGTCTCAAATGCTAGCTCTGAGTCTGAACGAATGCTTATTTTGCATTCTTATGCTGAAGTAGTAGCTGGGATTAATGATATTCTCGTGGCTATTTCAACTGCGGTTGATCCTTTGGAGCGAAGCGCTGCTATTGAAGCTGTGGATCAAGGTATTAGGGACTTGGCTTTAGGTATGGCACCTTTTAGTGGTGATTTTAATGGATCGGGTCCTAGTGGGATGACTAACTAAACAAATATATTTAGAGTAGTTGACCAATACAGATAAGCCCATGCGTGGGACGGCCTAAGGCCAAAATAGCTGGTTTACGGTGTAAGACTCGTATTATAAACCTACCTCATAATGAGATGGTTTGAACTAAAGTCTACCTCCTTTTGGAGATGACAAGGAGATAAAGAATTATGGATACAGCGCAACCCTCTACCCAATTGCCTAAAGATACATCTGAGATCATTTCGATTCCTCAGGTAGCTCAAGAAAAGCCTAAAGAAGTCTTGGAACTTGAGCAGGCACTCCGTGATGTTAATTCTTATAGTATGGCTGTTGGAGCAGGTACTTACCCTGGTGCTCAAGTCAAAGCTATTAACGGTTTAATGGGCTTTCTTAAAGAAACCTTTGCCCAACTTGAACAAAAGTATATTAACCATCCTCATATTCAAGAGTTGATGGCTCAAAGTAAAAAAGCTAATGGTTAAAGATTACCTAATAGAAGGTCTCCTAATCGTCCTAGGAGCCCAGCTAGTGCATCTTCAGGCTACTGGACCGTGCGCAGCCTTAGCTATTGTCCTCGTTGCCTATAAGGCATTTAAAGAGGTCAGAACTACCGACGCGGCTAAAAAAGTAGAAGTATCGGATGATGGCGTTAAATCTAGGCTTTCAAGCATTGAAAATAAGCTAGCCCTTATGGGCGTATCTAAACGGACTATGTGAAAAAGCTCAAAAAAGACACGGTTTACCTGGAACCTAGCAGTACCGAGAGGGAGATTGCTGAGAATCAGTTAGAACGCCTTAGAATGATTTCTAGGGAACGTCTTATGACCTTTGAAGAAGTCCGTATTTATGATATTTTAACTAAGAATTTGCTATTGGCTAAGGGCGAGGCCACGACGATCTCAGCTCAAAGTCAGCGGCTAGAGGAAGCTAAGACATTATCGGAAGATGTTTTGCTGAAGATTGCCCAATCAGTAGATGAGACTCTGGTAAATAGGTCATTAGATTTTGTAGATGACTCAGGACCCGAAAAAGACCCTAAATAGTAGTATTTCAAAGAGTGATGCTATCGATACGCTTTGGCGTAAAGGCATCCTCACGTGGAAACTCGACAGCTGCCAAAAACATCTTTATAATACCTTTAAAAATGCTAAATATCGTAAAACAGTGTTTAATTGTAGTCGTCGTTTAGGTAAAAGCTATACTCTATTAGTAATTGCTTTTGAAACAGCACTGTCTGCCCCAAATATGCAGATTAAGTATGCATGTCCTACTGCCGTAATGGCGCAAAAGGTGATTCTACCTATTACTAGGGAAATTCTAAAGGATTGTCCTACTGATCTTATTCCAAAGTATGTAAGATCTGAGAAGTCTTTTACATTTGCTAATGGATCCGTTATTCAAATTGAAGGTACGGATGAAGGTAATGCTGAAAAGCTTAGAGGTACAGCCAGTCATCTTTCCATCTTGGATGAAGCTGGATTTATGGACGATCTTATGTATGTTATTAATGACGTACTTATGCCGCAAGCACTTACGACTAATGGTAAAATGCTTATGGCGTCTACTCCACCTAGAAGTTCAGGCCACCCCTATATCCAATTAATGCATGAAGCCCAAAAACATGGAACTTTCATTAAAAAGACTATTATGGATGCTATGGAGGACATTAAAAATGATCCTCCTCATTTCAAAAATAGGATCACTCCAGAAATCGTAGAAGAATTCAAAATGAACTATGGTGGCGACTTATCGCCAACTTGGCAACGAGAGTTCATGTGCATGGTCCAAACAGATCAGCTAAGAGCCGTCTTGCCTGAGTTTACAGAGTCTACTGAAAAAGCTATCGTAGTTGAATGGCCTAAACCTGCTAGATTTGATTCCTATGTTTCTATGGATTTGGGTTTTATTGACTTTACAGGTATTCTTTTTGGATATTATGACTTTAAGAATGCTAAATTAATTATAGAAGATGAGCTTTTGCTGAACGGACATGAAGTTACAACTAAAGCTATAGCAGAACAAGTCAGGGCTAAGGAACAAGCTCTTTGGACTGATCCTCAGACTCAAATCTTTAAAGAACCCTACTTCAGAGTTTCAGATGATGATCTAATTACCCTGAATGATCTACAAAAGCTTCATGGATTGCGCTTTATCCCAACTAAAAAAGACGGATTAGAGCTAGCCGTCAACCAAGTGCGGATGATGATCGGAGCACAACAGATTATCATCCATCCAAGATGTATAAATCTTATTTTTCAAGCAAAAGCAGCTACTTGGGCTAAGAATCGTCGTACTTTTGATAGATCTGAAGAATCCGGTCACTACGATCTTATTGCAGCTTTAATTTACATGGTTCGGAATGTACAATTCCAGAAAAATCCTTATCCTTTGATTGAAACTTATGGATATGACGTATTTACTAAAGGTGAAAAAGTTATATCGGAAACTGCTAGATCTATTAGCCAAATGTTTAATCTTCGTAAGAAGTAAAAGGAACAAATATAACGTATGAGTCCAAATTCTAAGTATTTTGCAAGCCTACCTGGTCCCGAATGTGTAACTGAGCTAGAACATAAGTCTTCGTTGTGGGGTCGAAATCCCATTACTAACAGTTACTTGCAGAAGCTTTACAAGAGTTGGTCCTTCTACCATGGAAGCTTCCATCAAGGAGCTGAGCATGGAGTAACCTTTACAGGTGATCAAGGTGAACTTGTCCAATTCCCTGTAAATGATTATCGCAACATTGCTTTGCACTTGCTTAATATGACTACGGCTAATCGTCCTAGTATGCAAGCTCGTGCTGTAAATACTGATTATAAATCACTTACCCAAACTATTCTTGCTAATGGTCTTTTGGATTATTACATGCGAGAAAAGAACCTTGAGGACTTCCTTCGCCGCGCGGCTGAATATGCCATTGTTTTCGGTGAAGGCTATGTTCGTCTTGGATGGAACGCTACTGCCGGTGAAGTTTTTGAAGAAGATGAAGAAACTGGGGATAAATTTTATGAAGGCGACATGGAATTCGGTAACGTTTCTCCTTTGGACGTTATCCGGGACTCTTCAAAAGAAGACTATTCTAGCCACGACTACCTAATTGTTCGTTCGTTTAAGAACCGTTTTGCTCTTATGGCAAAATATCCTGAGTTGGCTGAAGAAATTGCCAATGCCCCTTCTAAAGATGACTTGGATAAGATCCGTTATCCTATGTATGGTGCAGATAAGACCGACGATATCCCTGTTTATGAGTTTTTCCATAAAAAGAATGATGCTCTTCCTGAAGGTCGTTATCTTATTTATGTAACTAAAGACGCCATCCTTTACGACGGCGCTCTTCCTTACCGCGAAATCCCTATTTACCGCATTTCTGCTGCAGATATCCTAGGAACTCCTTACGGCTATACTATCATGTTTGACTTGCTTCCTCTTCAGGAAGCTGAGAACATGCTTTATAGTACTGTGATGACTAACCAGAATGCTTTTGGAGTGCAAAACGTACTTATTCCAAAAGGAGCAGATCTTAATCTTAGCCAATTGACTGGCGGATTAAATATTATCGAATATAATGCTCTTCAAGGTTTTAAACCTGAAGCTTTAAACTTGACCCAAACTCCAGCTGAAATCTTTAAGATGATTGAGTTAATTGGGGCCAAAATGGAGACAATTTCAGGCATTAATAGTGTTACTAGAGGTGATCCTGCGGCCAGTCTAAAGTCTGGAGCAGCTCTTGCCCTAGTTCAAGCTCAAGCTGTGCAGTTTAGTTCAAGTCTTCAACAATCCTATGTTCGTCTTTTGGAACATGTTGGAACTGCAATGATTAAATTGCTTCAAGATTACGCTAAGTATCCAAGAGTAGCCGCTATTGCAGGTAAATCTAATCGAACCTATATGAGAGAATTCTCAAGTAAGGATTTAGTTTCGATTAATCGTGTAGTTGTAGATGTTTCTAATCCACTTTCTAAAACAACGGCAGGCCGTCTTGAAATTGCTAATCAATTGCTTCAAATGCAAGTCGTAACTAATGCCAAAGATTACTTTACAGTACTTAATACTGGCAATATGGACACTATGCTTGAAGGTGAGCAGATGGAACTGCTCTACATTAAGTCTGAAAATGAAGAAATGCTTGATGGAAAACCTCAACAAGCTGTAGCTTTTGATAATCATTCCTTGCACGTGGCTGAGCATAAGAGTTTGCTTGCAGATCCTGATCTTAGGCGCGATGCCGCTCTTGTAAAAGTAGTATTGGATCATATTCAAGAACATATCAATCTTTTGAGTGGCGGAGCGGATCCTAGAATTCTCCAAATCACGAATCAACAACCTTTACAGAATCCTAATCAACCGCCACCTCAGCAACAAGCTCCTCAAGGCGGGGATACACATATCCATTTGCCAGCCCCCTCTCAAGGTGCTCCTCAAGAGCAAGTAATGCAGCAACCGCCTACTGGAGCAGAAGCGGCTCAACAAGTAGCTCAACCTAATATGCCAACTCCCGCAGGTAATCCCGATCTTCCCATCACGGCTGAACAAGGAATGGCTCAGATCACTGGACAATAATAAATGGCTAGACTGACTATTAAACCTATATACAAAGGCCAAACAGTTGAGCTGAATTCAAAAAAAGCTCCAATTAAGCTTGTTAGACATGGTTTTAAAAAGATAATGATTGCTAGTTTAATTTTAAACTTTATATTAGGAGGCGTAATAGCATATTTATGCTTACGATAACACTCAAATGAGCGTTTTTACTCTTTTAGATTTTCAACAAGTCCTCACTAGGGTCTATGATGAACCTAATAATAGACTGCGTACAGACGCTTCTTTATCAATAGATAGTGCTGTAATTTCTGTTAATATTGATGATGTTACAGATAGCGTTAAAATAGGTAATGGAGCTGGTGTTTTTGCAAATGTGTCTTCTGATAGATCTTTACAAGTTGCAAATGTTGGAGATCTTGTAAAAGAAGCCTACGATACTATTTTAGCAACCTATCCAACTACGTCGTCTGAAGTTTATACCTATAAATCAGGAGCCACTACAGTAGCCGTTGTTACTGTAACTTATACATCTTCTAGTAAAGTAGATCTGCAATCGGTGGTTAGAACATAATGGCTTATAAATTTAATCCAACTACAGGTAAATTAGACTACTATAATTCTGGTTCAGGCACTGGAGATGTAGTAGGTCCTTCTGGAGCTACGGATAAAGCTATTGCGCGATATGATAGTACTACAGGCAAGCTTATTCAAGATAGCAAAGCTTATGTACAAGATGGCGGCGGAGTTCAAGCCCAAGCTTTTATAGGCAAAAAAGAAATTACAGATGCCGTAGATATTCCAAGTAAGCATTATATGATTGCTAGTGGTATTACTATTACTAATACAGGATCTATAACAATTAGTTCAGATAGTGAATTAATTTTAATTTAAGGGTATAAAAATGGCTATAGCTCCAGGTTCATTAGGCTTTCAACAACTTACGACTAGTCCTGCAGCTCCGCCTGTTGGATATTGTATTCTTTATTCCAAAACAGATAATGTTGTTTATCTTAAAGATTCATCTAATATTGAAATAGCATTAGGTTCAGCTAGTTCTATTACTTCTCTAACAGGTGAAGCTACTGGAACAGGCCCTGGAGCTACTGTAGTCACTCTTTCAAACTCTGCTATAATTGGTAAAGTCTTAACTGGCTTTGCAACGGGACCTAATTCTACAGTTTTGGCCACTGACACTATTCTTCAAGCTATCCAAAAACTACAAGCTCAGGTTTCAGCTACAGTAGGAGCTGCCATTACAGCCCTAACTGGTGATGTTTCAGCTACTGGACCTGGATCCTCTAGCTCTACTGTAAATACGGTAGGTGGAAAGTCTGCTGCTAGTATTGCAACTAGTGTAAATGATACTATTGCAGCTACTTCAGCAAATACAGCTAGTACCATTGTAAAAAGAGACGCTTCGGGTAATTTTGCAGCTAATAACATTACTGCTAGTTTGTTAGGTAATGCAACAACCGCTACTACTGCTACTAATTTTACAGGATCTTTACTTGGTGACGTAACAGGAACTCAATCAGCAACCGTAGTTGCTTTAGTCGGTGGTAAAACCGCTGCTGCAGTGGCTACTAGTGTAAATGATACTCAAGCTGCTACAGATTCTAATACAGCCTCTACTATCGTTAAAAGAGACGCTTCAGGTAACTTTGCTGCCAACCTCATTACAGCAGCTCTTTCTGGTAATGCCACGACTTCAACATCCTTTATTGGATCTCTTGTTGGTGACGTAACGGGTACTCAAGGTGCTACGGTAGTTTCTTTTGTAGGGACTTCTAGTGCTGCTAATGTACATCTTGCTGAACTTGCAGCTAATGCTGCGACTTCTACCAATACAGCTAGCACTATCATAAAACGTGATGCTTCTGGAGACTTTGCCGCAGGTACAATCACGGCAGATCTTGTTGGAAATGTAACTGGTAACGTCAGCGGAACAGCCGCTAATGTCACCGGAATCGTTACAATTGCCCATGGTGGTACCAATTCAGCTACAGCTCTTAATAATAATCGAATAATTAAGTCAGCAGTCGGAGCTATTATAGAAGCCGCTGCGATTACGGCTGCTAGAGCGTTGATTTCAGATGCTAATGGTATTCCTACCCACTCTATAACCACTTCTACAGAATTGAGTTATGTTTCAGGTGTTACTTCTGCCATCCAAACTCAACTTAATGCTATTACTGGATCTGGTATTACTTCTCTAACGGGAGACGTGACAGCTACTGGACCTGGAGCCGCCGCCGCAACTGTAGCAGCAATTCAAGGAACTATGGTTTCTGGAACAACTGGCTCTGGTAATGTTGCATTTTCTAATGCTCCAACTTTTACTGGACTGCTAAGCGGCAGTAGTGCTAGTTTTTCTAGTACAGTTACTGCTTCCAATCTCTCAGGAACTAATACTGGAGATGTAACGATAACTGATACAGATTCTATTGATATTACTTTGGCTGGACAGAATATTACAGCAGATCTTAAACTATCTTCAGATGTGGCAGATGCTGGTAATATTAAAGCTACAACGACCGTACATTCTGGAGCAGGGGCCGGATTGCATGTAGAATTACCTTATGGAACTCCTGTCCAAATTGGAACGTCAAACTTTATAGGAGCAGCTTCTAGTTTTGCTCTTTCTGATCATGTTCATGCTCATGGAAATCAAACTAGCGCTACTTTGCATGCTGCAGCTACAGCTATAGCAAACGGTTTCATGACTTCTAGTGATTTCTCTAAACTAGCAGCTGCGACAGCCGCCAATACGGTAAGCACAATTGTAATGCGTGATGGTTCTGGCAATTTTAGTGCTGGAACAATTACTGCATCTTTAAGCGGTAATGCAACAACAGCTACTACTGCTACTTTAGCAGGAAATGTCACTGGAATTGTAGCTATAGCAAACGGCGGTACTAACTCATCTGCGGCGTTAAGTAATAATAGAGTTATGCAATCCTCTGGTGGAGCCCTTGTCGAAGCTGCAGCCATTACAGCAGCTAGGGCACTTATCTCCGATGCGAATGGAATCCCTACTCATAGCGCAGTTACTAGTACAGAACTTGGATATCTTTCTGGAGTTACCTCAGCTATCCAAACTCAAATAAATGGAAAACAAGCTACAGGTAATTACATTACAGCATTGACTGGAGATGTAACGGCTAGTGGACCTGGATCTTCGGCAGCTACTATTGCAGCTAATGCGGTAAGTAATTCTAAATTAGCTCAAATGCCAGCTAATACTATTAAAGGTAACAATACTGGAGCTACTGCAAATGCTCTAGATTTAACTACAGCTCAAGTTAATACACTTCTTGGAACGGTTACTTCTGTTGCAGCTAGCTCACCTCTTCAAAGTTCAGGCGGGGCTACTCCAACAGTATCTTTTGCTAATCAAACAGCAAATACCGTATTATCAGGACCTACTACGGGTGCCGCAGCGGCTCCTACTTTCCGCGCTCTAGTTAGAGCCGATATTCCAAATTATACAGTTGTAACTAAAACGGCAAATTACACAATTCTTTCAACTGATGATACTATCTTTGTAGACACTTCAGGTGGAGCTTTTACTCTTACTTTGCCTTCTCCAACAGCCCTATCTGGTAAGATCTTTAGGATTATTGACACTGCTGGTACTCTTCAGTCTAACAATCTTACATTAGCTAGAAGTGCATCTGAAAAG